CCCATCGACATCTGGCTCATTGATCCCAAATGGGGCAGCCAGCGGAACAACGAGACTCACAAGACAGGAGCCCAGCTCTATCGGGAAAACAACATCCCCGTTCGCCTGGCGGAAGTCAACTTCGAGGATTACGGCCTCAATGCCAGCCGTGAGTACATTGCTGCTACTGGCGACCCTAACGCTCGGCATCCTAAAGTTTTTGTATTCCGCACACTGAATCACTTCCGATTCGAGATCTCACACTACGTGTGGGATTTTTTCCAGCGTGGCGAACAGAAGGGCCTGAGCAAAGACAAGCCCCTCAAGCGCAACGACCACCTGATGAATGCTTTTCAATATCTCTGCTGCCTCAAGCCCCGAGCCCATAAGACCCGCTCCATGCCCCTGAATGACGCAGAAAAGAGAGATTTCGCGCAAATCAACTCTTACACCTAGAAGGCAAATTGTTCTGCAAACTAATTCCACTCTTGGAGAAACTATTGGCTGCAATCGACACACTCACCGCTAACGTTCAGAAGCTCTCTGCTGATGTAGACGCCCTTATCGCTGCGAAGCAGGCGGCTCCTTCGGAAGCTGCCGTCCAGGCTCAGGCTGATGCCGTGGCCGCAATCGACGCGAAAGTCACTGCTGCACTGCCGTAATGAACGTCACTACAGATTTCCTGCCTAAGGTACAAGTCACCGAGACCAAAGATTCCTCGTACTCGTACTCAGGCACCAAGGATTTCGAGAAACCGGAGGGAGATGTTAAGACCATCTCCCCTTCGGGGTCCCGGACAAGGCTACGTACTAGGGCCTCTCTAAATAACTCGTACACCTAAATAGGAGAAACAAATGGCAATTACCACACAAAACCTCTCATACACTGGGCAGGGCCCGGTAGGCGGAGGTTCTACAATTCTCGCCTTTGGCGGAAGTTCCATGCAGGAGCTTTCGTACCTGGGCACCGTTACCTTTACGGGTGACGCTGGCAACAGCACTACTGCAATTCTGAACTACATCGACGGAGTGAATGCTCTGGCGTTCGTTCCCACGGCCTTCCTGGCCCTGCGAGTAGGTGGAAACGGCACTGCGACCGTCTCGGTCGTGTCCATTACCGATAACGCCGATGGTGGCAAGACCGCTACCGTTCAGTTCTCGGCTGCTATCGGCAACGGCAACACGTTGAAGATGGCCGTCTTCGTGTTGAAATAACCAACCCCTGAGGGCATTCATGGAAAACAAATGCTATGGGGAACATGAAATCTACGTGGCCGAAGTCGTGGGCGTCCAGGCGGAAGGCAAAGTGGTAGTCATTACCGTTTGCAGGCACTGTGACTCTGTTCAATTCCACGAACACCAGGTTGCGAAAGCGCATGTTCCCTTCACGTTAATTAAAGGAAACGAAAATGTCATTTAACTTCAGGGACATCACCCCGGTACTCAGTGGGGATTCTCTCATTGAGGTATCTAACGGGGCAGGTCCATCTACCCTGGTCAAGCCCCAGCTCGTGGAAGTCTATCAGTACTTCGCGGCTGGCGTACCTAGTCCTACAAGCCAGGTTGTCTTCATTGCACCTCCGATAGCTTCGGTGGCTACAGGAGCCACACCGCTGGGCAATTATCGCCTGGTGGGTGTGTCGGCTACTTTTACCACTGCCAGCACCTCGGGCACTTTGCAGATCACGCACGATACTGGCGTGTCCGCGCCTGGATCGGGCACCGCCCTTCTGGGTTCGACCGTTTCGCTATCGGGAACTGCCAATACCGTTGTCAGTGGCGTGCCCTCTGCGAGCGTCTCGTTGGCCAATCAGACCATCTCCCCTGGAGATCGCTTGAGCCTGGTCTTCGCTGGCACCCTGACCAACCTGGTCAACCTGTCGGTGTCTCTCTACGTAGCGAGGGTCTAATGGCTAATCCCTATCCCTTACAACCAGGAGATCGCTCCTCGAACTACAGCGGGAGTGATTCCTCGACATCTGCGGATCGGCGGCCAGCTTCAGACAATCCCGTCCGTCCTGAGGGGGGCACACATAGTGCCCCCCAGGCGGAAGCACCCATGGGAGATCTGTGGCGAGCTGGATCTCTGGCCCCGACATATCGTCTCCCAGAGCCTGTGCATTGCGTTGGAGACAACGCTGGTGCGCCGGATGAAGTCCACGAGATCAACATCAACGTGTACGGAGACTGCTACGACCCCGAGGCGCCTATGCGCGTGCGTGTAGTGCGCGACTGGACCTTCGATCCCGACAACGACGGGAAGGTTTCGTAAATTGTGGGCGTTACTCTGTCTACCTCTCATCGGTCTGGACATGTATGTAACGCACAAGCGGATCAAGGCGTTCGGGCCCCAAGTGGAACTGAATCCCCTTATTCGCCATGTAGCCTCGGAAGACGGTCCGTCGGCAGCAACCGCAATGCTGCTTATGAGCAACTTGTTGCTCTTGGGATTGATTTCCCAGAGTTCAACACTTTTACACATATTCTTCGGGGCGAAGCTAAGCCTGGCAGCACTTCAGATAAGGAGCTTATATGGTAGCTAGAGCTACTGGAAGTCCGGGAAGTATCCCGAACAATGTGACGTTGAGCGTCCAGAAGGATTCTCGACAGCAAGCAATAAGAATCGTAGGCACAGCCCGAGCCCCGGAGATTGACGCCGATGGCGGCATGTGGGACCCCCTAAACAACGTGTTCGTACTCCCGGAGAACACGACCCTAAACGCACAATGAGCAACTGGCAAAAACAAAATAGCGAGCAGAACAATAACTACAGTACCCACCAGCCGCAAGTCGCTGGCAAGCCCGTGACTGTCAACAGTCCGGCAGGTAATCCCGTGCAAGTTCGCGGGGACTTTGGGGTGTGGGACACGGTCGCCAATAAGTACGTCAATGTAGATCAGACGCAGTTCGGCACCACCCTTGCACCTAAGAATCAGTAAAGGAAACTAAATGGCCGCACGCCCAACTATTGCGAATGTAAGTCTCTCCACATGGGGTCAACCCTTCGTGGGGCAGAAGACCAAGAACGTAACCATCCAAGGCCCGTACAACGGCCAGCAAGGTTCGGCTGGTAGCAACGACCAGACCACGGATACCTTGTCGGTCAGTGCTGACTATGGAGTTTACGACACGACCACGAGCTCCAATGTGGACTCGAACTCAACCAACTTCAAGGACCCCGCCTAAGTGGCTGCACGCACAGACCCAACTAATACGAACATTGGGATCTACACGAAGGTCCCAAGCATTACCGTAACCAAGGCCACCGCCCAGGGAGCCGCCGTCAGTGATCCCGTCGAACGAGACGCTGACATGGCTCTGTGGGACACCACGGCCAACTGCTACGTCGCCCCGGAAAATACCTCCGTGGGCGTCAACCAGTAACCTTGACCTTGGGTAGACACGACGCGAGTCCCGCCCTCTTACTCGCCAGCAGCTCCGCTCTCTTCCTGCCTTGCGTTGAGTTGACTAAGGTCTACCCTAGCCCCTTCTAAATGGAAATTATCGGTATCACGCGCCTGGATGCAGACGGCAACCCCACAGATCAGTTCGTGGTTCGTTGCGAGATTCACAACTGGTACTTCAAGGGAATGCCCCCAATTACTACAGGGTGCCGGGAATGCTGGCAAGCCTACTACTTCGCCCAGGTCGCACGCGCCGGAATGGACAAGAAGGAGTGCGTAGATCAACTAGAGAGTGCCATTCGGCACACTACGGAGTTGGTTGAAAAAGGCGGCTGGGATTTCGAGCCCTTAGAACATCCTGAAATCAAAATAGAAGAAGAAAACTAATGGCAACATATTCAAGTATTTTCATCCCCGCTTGCAGTGGATCTGCCTCCACACAGGACATTAGCGGTTCTGTGGGAGCGGCCTCGGCATCGGGCGAGATCGTCCTGGGTAAGTATCGCCTCTTTGCGATCAATGCCTCGGGAGATCTGAACATCATCGTGGGGCAGGCAGGTGTGCAAGCGCCTACGGCTGCCAACTTCCGCATTCCCTCCGGGGTTGTGGCGGTCTACGACCTGGGTTCTCACGCCGACAGGATTCGCCTCTTCAACAACGGTGCTGGTTCGGTCACGTACTGGATTCAGCCCCTGGAGCGCACCTAATGAAAAAACTCCTCTTAACGTGCCTTCTCCTAGTGGGCAGCGCCTTCGGGCAGCTCGGGCAGTTCGGGGGAGGGACGAGCAACGGCTCAGGGAGCTCCGGGACGCTCAGTGCAGGCACACCGCTCTGCATTGGAGGTGACACTGGATGGTCCAGGTCGGCGGCAGCTATTTGGAACGCGGGAACGTGCGCCAATGGCAACGCCACAGGGACTATCAACGCAGCCACGATCAATGCTGGCTCGGGTGTATTCTCCACTGGAACAGGCGCAGGGCAACTTACGCTTGGCCAGGGTGCAGCTCCGGGAGCGCTCACGGCGAATACTTGGAACCTCTATGCCCCTGCGACGCTCACAACTTCCTATGGCTGGACCCTACCTGCGGCGGGCAACACTGGCGCAGCCCAGGGACTCCTGGTAAGCCAAGCTACAGGCTCTCCTCTCAATTCCAATCTTAGTTTCTTGACGCTGTCTAACCCCACTACGACTGGTGGGTATGCGACCTTCACGGGCACGCTGACTAATAACAACGTAGCTTGTATCCTCGGGACCTCCCCCAACCAGGACATCGGCAACTGTGGCGCTTCTGCCTCGTTGAACGGCCTGAACTTCACCAAGCTCAACGCCAATACCAACGGCACGCACTTCACGGCCACTACTGCCAACAAGGACATCTACGGCGTCTGTGCCTTCGCTGCCGCAACAACCTGCTCAATCGTTTTCACCACGAACTATTCATCGACTCCTGGCGTGCTAATCACGCCCCTGATTCCTGGCTCCACCACCTTCACCGTTACTGCCGTGGCCACGACTGGCTTCACGATCACAGCCAGCGCCTCCTTCACCGGGAACGTGGCCTACCTAACGTTCGGTGACCCGAACTAATGTTCCGTAAGCTCATCGCAGTCTTAGCGCTGTGTGCTTCTAGCTTCGCTGTTACAGCGGGGCATGGCTGGAAAGGGATTACCCTCACGGCTACGCCAGGACTTCCTGGTTGCGTTGGGGGCTCTCTCGTCTGCGGGAACCTGGGCACCTCTGCCACGATCCAAACCGACATCGTCAATGACACCACCATCATGACGAACATCAAGCCTGCCTTTCAGCCGAACGTGGCCTGGGCAGCTTGGGACGGCGATCAGAATGGCAATGGTACTTGTGCAACCAACCACACATCTGCCTGTGTGGACTGGACGCAAGTAGACAACATGTTGATGCAGTACGTGAGCGCAGGTGTGGTTGTCAACCCCATGATGGTCCCTACCCAGGGCATCCAGGCGGCGATTGAGAACTACTTGCCGACGTATGTGACAAGTCCTACGTATGCCACGACCCTCGGGGCCCTGCCGAATACCCTCACTTGTTGCAATAACTTCTCAGCTAGTCTCTGGACTGGCACCAGTGTAAACACCGGAACGAACTGCGCAGGAGGGGATGCAAACACCGTCTGCGTGAACGTGGGTCCGAATTTCACCACGGGTAGTTCCTGGGTGGGAATGGGAGTAGTTGTGGGGACTTCGGTCTTTACGATAGCTTCTGTTACCAACACCACCAACCTAGAGCTTACTACCAGCCCTGGGAATCAATCAGCAGTCTTCTTTGGGGTAGGTAGTCCGTTTGGTTCTGGTGCGAACTGCGGAACTCCGCCGTGCACCTATCCCCAGTGCGGCGGCACAAACGGCTGCCTCTGGACACAGAGCCAATTCAACGGCAACCAGGGCGAGCCCGTGCAATACGAGATCCCCTTCCAGACTGCCTGGCAAGTCGCCATTGGCAAGATCCTCCGACATTTTTCAGGGAATACCTCCCTCTGCCAGTCCGACCAGGCCACGGGAGATGTGACCGATTGCACCCAGGCGAATCAGATCGCGGCTGCTATTGGCTATGTCCGCTTCGGCTTCGGCGGCAACTCCGAGAACTTCGGCATTTGCTTCAACCACTGGACGTTTAACGTAAACAGTTTCCTGGGGACAGGCTTTACAAATGCCGAGGATGAATACATCCTCCACGCCTCCACGAACTACATCCAGACGATGTTCAACTATACCCAGAGCCTGGCCACGACCTACAACGTGCCCTTTGATCTGGTGGCTGACACGCATGGCTGGGGCGCTGGCGCAGGCGATGTCAACGCCGCGAATGCGGAATTTAAGTACGCAGTGGCCGTGGGCTGGGGCTCCGGCAACCACGGAATGCAGAAGTCCGACCTTACGAACTTCGCCACGGGCGTAGCTACGAATGCTAACTGGCTAGGGAATCATCTCCTCTACGCTGGCCAGACCTTGGACTACATGCAGCTCTTTGCTGCGGACGATCCAAGTTGCATGTTGGGCGCGTGCGCGAGCACCAATCCAAATGCCGTCCAGGTCGGTGCCCTTCCTCCGCTTCTAGTGTTCGCCTCCGAGCATGGGATTCGTCGAATCGAATTCACCATTTGCCCGGTTGTGGGACTCCACTTCACCGTAGGCAACTACGCCTCACTGCCGACGAACGGCCTGGCTTCTGGGAACAACTTGAATTGCTCCTCGGGCTGGGTCAGCTCTGCCACCTTCAATGCCCTGGGAGGCCCCACCGGGGTCTACTTCCAGGCCATGCAGAACTTCGTCAACGGCACCCCTGTGTCAGCCTCCGCCCTCTCGGGCAGCGTTGCCATCAAGGGGAACAACGCCATACTTCACTGATGGGCAGAATATATATCTATAAAAATCCCCGCACCCCCTTTAGGAAGCTCCCTAAGGGCGTGAACCTCCACCTCGTGGAGCCGCCACAGTACGTCTGTGCGAAGTGCCGAGAGTACGCCAAGGAATACTCCGATGGCGTCATCTGGTGCGACAAGTGCGGTGGGCCCAAAGAACAATCCGACCTCGTCAATCTCCGTCGCGGAAGATCGCGTGTGACGCCAACCCCTGAATGGAAACGCATCAACGTTGATTAAGAAACTTCTTCTTAGCTTAGTCCTGCTAGGTTCTGCCTTCGCCCAGGTGAACACGGCCAACATTGGCTTGATTCAGATCCCAGATGGCACGCTCAACTGGGGCGGATCAATGCGCACCAACTTCAACATCCTGGATAACCTGTTCTCTGCGTCGAATCCAACCGTTGTCCCAGGCTTCAAGGTTACGAATCTTTATCTCCCTGCGGTCTCTGTCGGGAGCTGTCTCAACGTCGGGGCGCTTAACGTCGTCACCGGATACAACTGCCTGAACTTGGTATCTGGTCCGGGCATGAACTGCACGGGCTTCTCGGGCACGGTTACCTGTGGTATGACCAACACGGGTGTGACTGCGGGAAGCTACTCGAATGTCAACGTGACGGTGGATGCTCAGGGAAGAATCCTTGGTATCTCCAGCAGCACTGGCGGGACAGGCCTTCCAGCGACAGTCAACTATCTCCCCTCTGGGTCGAACCAAGCCACCATCCAAGCTGCCCTGACGGGCGCGATCAGCGGAGAGACCATCTGGTTCTCAGGGTCCTATACCGCGTGCGGACTTACTTTGTCCGTGCCGGATGTGCACCTCCTTGGAATGGACGAAGACGGTTCAGTAATTTCCTGCGCAACCGCCAGTTCACCCATCTTGACAGTCAGCGGCGCAGGCGACCAGGTAGACAACCTGAACCTGAAGCACGTGACCAACTCCCCTACTTGTCCTGGAGGCAATGGAACTGCAACCTGCGGAGACGGCATTCAAGTCTTCCCCTCAGGCTCTCGGGTCAGGATCTCGAACGTCCACACGAATTTCAACTACAACGGTATCGCCCTGGGCTGGACGGCCTACGCGGTTCTCGACAACTTCATCTCCGAGTTCAATAACAACCACGGAGTAGCGTTCATCCTGGACGCCAGCAACCCCCACATGCAGTGGGAGGTGGGACGCGGACTCTCTGAGCAGAACCTGGGCAATGGCTTCGATGTCACCTGTCCAGCGTCGTTCACCAATGTCCACACTCCTGGCCCGCACTTCTCGGGCAAGACCCAGACCTTCGGCAACAACGGCTACGGCTTCAACTTCGACTGCACGGCAGCGACCTCGTCCGGGATCTCGGACATCTGGATAGACGGAGCATTCTCCTCCCAGAACAACAAGTCAGGCTTCCACTTCAGCAACGGTGGGCGGAACGTCATCATGACGGGAACCTATTCCGAGCAAGCTGGAAGCTACGCGGGTGGCGCAGGATTTCCAAACTGTAGCGGCAATCCTTGTTCGCAAACCCCCTCGGGCTCGGGCTACGGAATCGAAGTAACCTCCGCTTGCGACAACACCTTTCCCCCGGATATTACGGGCGGCGGCATATGGCAGAACGACTACAGCGGAATCTTTGCTGGATGCCCTGGCATGTCGATCACTGGCGTCAATACGTTTGACAACGGCTTCGCCTCTGCCTCGGCCCAGACCGAAGCAGGCATCACCATCGCGGCAGACAACGTGAACGTCACGGGTGGGTACAACCAGAAGGGCTCGCATGAGACTTCCGGTATCTACATCCAGTCTGGGGACAAGCCGAACATCATGGGCTACCAGTGCGATTCCAACGTGAACAACTGCATCAACGTGGCCTCGATCCCCGCTAGTGGCTTCATCGAGCGCATTGGCAACTCCCGCTGGACACAGTCGGACTCGGTAGCCTCCGGTTCCTGCCAGAACGGCGACAAGTGGACGCGGACGAATGCTGCCAACACTGGCACCTCCGAATGGACGTGCAAGAACGGCGCATACGTGGCCATTAACTAATGCCAGGCTTTGGTTCAAATCCGTTCGGACAGACAGCCTTTGGTGATCCCCCTGTACCGACTTTAACGGTCTCAGGTTGCATCCCGCTGATTCCTTCTCCGAATGGACAGAACTGGACCCTGGGCATCACCGACAACGGAGAACTCACCACCACCCCAGCGCGGCAGGCAGGCATTCCTTCTCCTATGAAGATCGCCTCCCCGAGCTTTAGTTGGCTCATCACTGCCGACAACAACGGGGCAATCGTAACTACCCAGTTCTCCCTGGACTCCTCGCCCTTCTACTGGACGTTGAGATCCCTCCCTAGCTTCCTGCGCTATGCCATCTCAGCCGACGATCTCGGGGAACTTCAAACGCAACTGTTCAATGTTGCGGCGAATATCTCGGCTACTGTTCCTTATCCCCAAGATGTAACCATGTCCCGCTGGCCTGACACCATTGGCCTGATCTGCTACTCCTGTGGCAACGCCACGGTCAGCCTCTCAGCGGACATGAGCTGCTGGTGCTGTTCCTGCAACTCCTTCGTAGACGTAGAAGACACCAACGAGCTGGTCATCATAGACGAGTAATGTTTAAGAAATTTATAGCAATCCTCACCCTGGCTGCTACGTGCTTCGCACAGACGCACACTACCGTGATGAAGGATCTGAATAGCACCATCACTGGCGCAGTCTCCACCAGGCAGTGGATCGACGCCTCGGACACCTCCCGGTTCACGGGCGATGCCTGCCAGATGATTCTCGCGGCCCAGCAAAGCACAGCCGTGGGAGTGGTGATTGATGCCCGTGGCTTCACGGGCGACCAGGCATGTTCGGTTAATCCGTTCTCCTTTAGCTACCAGGGGACCATTCTCCTGGGGCCTACGTTCTACCACATTGCCACGCCCTGGATGCTGCCTCACAAGGTCAATCTTCTCGGAGCTGGCTGGGAGACGGGCCTGGGCAATAACTCCATTGGCTCGACGGTTATTCAGGCTTGCAGCGGGGCTGGACAGTATTGTGCCGGAGCATTTCCCTCGAATGGGATCATGTTCTGCTACACGGACGATGGCACTACGTGCAACCACACTAGCGGACCAGTCTTTGACTCGCCTTTATATAACTTAACCTTCGACGGGAACAACGTCCTAGGCATCACTCTCTTGGCGAACTTCGTAGGCCAAGAGGGAACGGGCTTCTTCCGCATCAACGGCTTCGGCTACGGCAACCATGGCGTGGGTATCAACCTCGGTGGGATTGGCAAGGACCCCGTAGACAATGGTCCTGGCTCCCAGAACACCACCCTCGACGAGATCTCCCTCTCGCTCATCACAGGCAATACCTGCACCGTAGATTCGATTGGCATCCTGGTGGACACTGGCGGTCCGGCTTTCCCGAGCGCCCGCTCGATCAGCAATGTGACCATCACCAACCAGGGATGCGCCTCGAACCTCTACCCGGATGTAAACATCCAGATCAGCACAGGCTCCATGAAGCTGGACTCGATTCACTGCGAGAGCTTTCAGCGAGCGTGTGTCACCCTGGGGTATAGCCCAGTTGGCTTAGCAGGCGGCGCTTCCGGCATCTCCATCGACGAGATCAACTGCGGGAACTGTGCGCCACAGCCTTCGACCAACCTGGCCACCACCACTTCCATTAGCGGCAACACCGTCACCGTCACAGGCCTGGGCACGAACACCAACATCCGCGTGGGCGACCTGGTCATCATGTCGGGTTGCGCCCCGGCTGGCTACAACAACGCCTACGTAGTTCTTACTACGACCGCCACGACTTTCACAGGCGTCATCGGCGGGAACACCCCTCCTGTCGGGAACGGCACCTGTAGTGCCTACCAGCCAGAGAACACGGTTGTTCTGATCTCCAATCAATATGCGGCAGGCACGGCCTCTATCTCTCTTTCCAACGTTAGGGCTGTCGGGCCTAATCTCCCCTTCGACACGATTGTCGATGAAATCAACGCCACGGCCAGCACCGGAGCCACGGTCAATACCACCAACGCGAACGTGCTAAATGCTGCGGTTGAAAATCAAGTCTCCCTCTACATCCTGGGCGATGCCAGCTCCTTCCCCGCATTCGGCACGAACGTCTTCACGACTTCCTGGCAGATCCCGCAAACGCAGCTTTCGGTGATGTCCACACAGGAAATTGTCACCTCGTATAACTGCGCTGCCCAAGGCGGCAACTGTCAGAACGGCGGTCCCTCACAGCCAGCGGTCATTGCGGGCCTGGTCGCCATCGGCACCGGACAGACCACCGTCACAGTGACGACGAAGGCTGTCACATCGAACTCCGAAATCTTCATTCAAGAAGATCCCTCTGCCGGGAGCAGGTTCCTGGCCACGTGCAGCACCTCTCAATTCGTCAACGCCATGGTCACCTCTCGCAGCGCTGGAGTCAGTTTCACGATCACGATCTCTGCCCCGGTTACAAGCAATCCCCTCTGTTTTGACTTCTGGATAGTCAACTAAGTGCCTCTAGAGTACAACAACCCATCCGTTGCTCCCATGGTCTCGGTCTCCGAAGACCCTAACGAGCAGATTACCAACAAGGCTATTACCAGCCTGCGTCGTATGCGGTACTTCCGCAAGCAATACGACCAGCGCCGGGCCTACTTCTATCGGCAATACATTGGGCAGCGGGACCAGAGATTCTACCCGGATAACATCACCCCCAGGGCGAACTCCTTTGTTCCATATCCTCTCTCCAACGTAGAGACCATCGTCTCCCGTGTTCTGGATGCCTTCTTTTCATATGAGGACTTCTTTGATTCGCGTGGCCGCTCTGCGCAAGATGAGCCCTCTGCCGAGAAGATGAAGCACGTCCTGCTCAAGATGTTCCACGAGGCCAAGCTCATCCAGTCCTTCGAGACCCTGGTGCGGAACATCGCCATCTACGGCCACGCAGGAATGAAGATCGACTGGGATTGGGACTTCGATTGGGTGACATACGCCAAGCCCATCTTTGCCATGAGCGACGATGGCATGACGCCGCTGATGCAGCCGACCCTGGACCCCAATACGATGCAACCTGTCATGCAGCCTGTCATCCTGGGGTATCAGCCAGATCGCAAGCCAGTGGCGCGGAACAGGCCGCGCTTCATCCCCATCGACGTGTATGACCTGATGGTCGATCCCGATGGCGGAATCATTGCCCATCTCACCGAACGCACCCTTGGACAAATGAAGCGCGAGCAAGCCATGAGTCTCATGGCAGCGCAGCAGGACCCCAGCAAGAAGCCGCTCTATCTCCCAGAGGCAATGGAGACCTTGGAGCGCCGCGTCAGGGAAAGCGTCAAGGCTCCCGACAACCCGGATGATACTGTCATCCGCCTAGCAGAGCTCTGGGATGAATATGCCCAGACTCAAACCATCATGACCTACGGCGAAGATGCCGAGGCCATAAGCTGGAAAGATCTCCGCGCATCCTACAGGGCCGCAGGCTACAGCCCCTTCAAGCGCAAAGTTTACGCAGGCACGCCTCTCCTTCTCTACCACGGAGAGAGCCCCTTCATGCACAAGAAGTGCCCGATTGTGCACACGAGCTTCATCAAGATTCCGAATGAAATCTTCGGCCTGGGTGCCATCGAGATCATCTCGGACTTGACCGAGTCCCTGAACAAGTTCGTCAACATGGTTACGGACAACTGGAACCTGGGCATCAATCGGCGGTTTGCCTTCGACGTGAACGCCGACATCGACCATGAAGCACTGAACAGTTTCAACGTCCCAGGCGGACGAGTGGGCGTCTCCGGCGATCCCACCAAGGTCATCATGCCCCTGCCCTTCTTCACCCCCCAGGCAGGCGACTACCAGGTCCTCGATCTCTACAAGGGCATGATCGAAATGACCTCCGGGGTGAGTGACTTCTACTCCAAGGCAGTGGGTTCCCCGACTGGGAATCGCACCGCCACAGGCATCAGCAATGTCATGCAGGAGTCCAACTACAGGTTCAAGATGTTCATCCGCAACCTGGAACTGGATGTCCTACAGCCTCTCCTTGAAATGTGCGCCTCGATGGTCCAGCAGTACTTGACGGATGACATTGAAGTGCAGATCACCGGGGAGAACCCCACCATCAAGAAGTGGATCACCCTGCGCCCCGAGGAACTCATCGGGACTTTGCAGTTCGATCTCATTGCCGCCAACTACGCCAGCAATCGGATGATTCGCCAGAGAAACCTGCTGGCCTTGTTCAACCTGGCTGCACAGAGCCCGTACCTCAACCAGTACGAGGCCCTTAAAGAACTCTTCGTGGCCTTCGAGGTGCGCAACGTCAACAAGCTGTTGTACGCCCCGCCTCAAGTTCAGATGATGCAGCTCCAAGAACAAGAGCAGCAGATCAAGATGATGGCCTTGCAGAGCATGATGGACACCGAAGGGAAGGCCCGGTTAAGCCAGGCCAAACCGCAAATGGGCAAGGGCCCAGACGGGCGTCCGCGCAAGATGCAGTTCGAGGGCAAGATCCCAGGCGCAGGCCTGATGGGTCCGATCCGCGAGCTCGCGCAAAGCATGGGAGCCAACGGCCTCGGCCTTGAAGGCATGGGTCAGGTTCCTGAGGGAGAGTAATGTTCCACCACTGGGATTATGTCGCGCTGTGTGTCGCCATGGCAGTTGTCTTCGCCCTGGAGATGCTGGGCGTGTTCGGCAAGCATTACGTCACGATCACTTACATCATCCGCACCTACATGCCCTGGGCGGCACGGGTAGCCGTGTGGCTCTGGCTAGGGCACCACTTCCTTAAGCCATTGCCTGAATGGCTCCAGAAGTATCTGGGGAAATAAATTACCACTACCCCCAAAACGGGTCGCATAGACACAAACAAACATATGTTCAAGAGGGATATTCACCACTACCACGTTGTAGAAGTCGAGAAAGGGAGCAAGCTCCCCGAGATGAACGGAGACCTCCGCGAATCTCTCAAGACTCTTCAACATCACCCCGGTTTCCAATACCTGATCCAGCGCTGGCGTTTTCACAAGGCAGCCCTTGAGACTACTCTCAAGGAAGGTTTGAATCTTACTGAGGTTCAACTCCGCTACCTGCAAGCTGGCATCTACTGGGCAGGTAAGATCGAAGACGAGATCAATCTTCTCACCAAGGCAACTCCCAAGTCCCGCCCTGCCGAAGACGACGAACATGCGGCCTTCGCCGCCATGGCGTCCAATCTCGAACTCGTTAAATAAGCTCGGACCCACAAGGTCCATATCTCCCACAAGGAACTGTAATGCCCAATCAAGTGTCCCCTGGTTTCGACCGTGGCTTTGTCAGCATGAGCGATGCCCCTGGGGCAGACATTGGTTTCGACGATTTGTTCCCACCCGAAACCAACAATCTCGGTGCGCCACAAGCGCCACCTCAGGGAACTAACCCTCAAGAGCCGCCACAAGCTACACCTCCTACCGAAGCGGATTTCATCCGCGCTGGTCAGACGGTCTACAGAACTCGTGAGGATGCAGAAAAGGGAATCGAACATAAAGACTCCCTGATCTCGCGCTACCGGACATTCCTTGCAGACCAAGGAATCGACCCTGACGAACTCAAACCTCGCCCCAAAGCTCCCGAGCCCACAACGACTCCCGAGCCTCCTTCCCAGTTCAAGTACTACCAGAATCCCAAGATGTTCGATGAATTGTCCGAGGCTGTCAAAGCCCAGGACAAGGTTCGTTATCAGCAGATCCTGGAACAGCACAACCTGGAGCAGATGAACGCTGTCTTCGCTCCTGTTGCGCCGTACATCGCTGAAGTCGCCCGGCAACGGGCCGTCCGTCAAGTTGCGGACGAAGTCCCAGACTTCACACAGTTCATCAATAGCCAAGGCTACCGAGAAACCCTCAAGAGCCTGCCCAGCTTAGAGATGGCTGTCAAGAACGCGGAAAGCAACTTTGCGATGGCAGAGAACCTAGGCGAACTCTACAAGATCGCCTACCTGGTCAATCAGGGGCGGAACCGAAGCGCAAATCCGGCACCGATTCAACAGTCTGTGCCTCCCCCGGCTGTGAGACCGACAACCGCACCCTCTACCATGACTCCCCCCGCCCCCGCTCCCCCGACTAGCGACTGGACCACTAATCGTGATTCACGTCGCCAGCTCATCAAGGACATGGAGGGCAGAGGCATAAAAGACGTTGCGTTTTAACTACTCACAGCAGGGTCCAATTCACGAGGAAAACCATGTTTAAGAAGTTTCTTTCCCTTCTCTTCATTGTCCTCGGTTTCGGACCTGATGTCGTAACTGTCACAGCAGGTACGGCAGGCAATGCGGGGTCAACAGCCGCCGAGCTGATTACCTACATGTCTGCCCGTCTCTTGGAAGTGGCCGAGTTCAATACCATCCTCGACCAGTTCGGAGACAAGCATCCCCTCCCCAGCAACTCCTCGAAGACGATTCGTTTCGTCCGTGAAGAGAAGCTGACGGTTGCTGCTACGCCTACTCAGTTGACAGAAGGCATCCCGCCCGATGCTGTGGGCCTGACCCTTAACCAGATTGAGGCCACGATTGAGCAGTATGGTTCCGTGGTTCGTTTGTCAGATCTTGCTGAGATCACCGCTCGTCATTCCATTACCGAGCGCACGATCTACATCCTAGGTCTGCAAGCGGCTGAAACCTACGACCAGCTCATCTTCAACGTCCTCAACGCTGCAACTAACACCTACTACCCCAACAACAGAGCGGGTGATACCTCTCTGCTTGGCTCTGACTTGGTCGGCTTCCCTGACCTGGTCGAACTGGATGCTGCCCTGCAAGATCAGGGTGCGCGGCCCTTTGAAGGGGGCGAATACGTTTTCGTCACCCCGCCTCAGGTCTATGCAGGCATCCTGAAAGACCCGGACTACAAGGCCTCCAATCAGTTCCGCGCCCCTGAAAAGATCTGGCGTGGTGAAGTCGGCGCTCTCGGTGGATTCCGCGTAATCCGCTCGAACAGCGCTGCATTCGCTGCCACCTCTCAGGCGGGTGCGGGCCAGGCGAGCAAGGTGTTTAGCTCGTTTGCCATTGCTCGTTTTGCTTATCAGATTACTGATTTGCAGAACCTGCGCGTCTATGTCGTGGCCCCTGGTGGCCAGACTGACCCGTTGCAACAGAGCCGGAAGATCGGCTGGAAGTTCGCTTTCAAGTCGCTGATAACCAATCAGAATTGGGTGCGGCGAGTTCGTTCAGCGGGTGCAAACTCCATCACTAACTAATAGTGCCTAAGACCGCAAAGCAAAAGTCCCAGAACAGAATTTGGTACCACCGTCATCGTGATGAACAAATCATCAAGATGAAAGAGTACCGGAACAAACTCAAAGACCGCTGCTTTGCGGCTTACGGTGGCTATGTGTGCGCTTGTTGCAAAGAGACTGAACAGTCTTTCCTTTGCATCGACCACATCAACAACGACGGTTATCAACATAGAAAGGAAATCGGGTTCAGGGGAGGAATTGGAATTTACCTTTGGTTAATTCGCAATAACTTCCCTCCCGGTTTCCAAGTTCTCTGTTTCAACTGTAACCAAAGCAAGCGTCTAAACAAAGGCGTTTGCGCACACAAAGGAACAAAGATGAGTCATTCATTTGAGCAACCTGGTCCTGGAGATGGCATCCACGAAATGCGGAGGCCGGAAGGTCACGCCCATCTCGACCAGAAACTCGACAAAGGGATGCGGTCTCCAATGATTGGTCAGCTTCCCATGAACGCTGGCCTAGAGAGCCCCTCTGAATCTGCCCAGAATGGTAGTGGCCACGGTGATAGTGGCTACACCGGGAGCGGCTTCTAGTGGCTGAGACCAAACCCAAAGTAGAGACCAAGGACCCTTGGCAGACGCCAAAGGAAACCTGGCAGTACGTCACCGTCCCGGACGAAGATCCGCTAGGTCATGCTCACCCCACGGTCAGCTTGAACAAGCATGTCTTCGAGCCGGGGAAAACGTATCTGCTTCCCCCACAGGTCGCGGAGTATGTAACTGATCGCGTGCGCGTGTATGCGCGTTCGTGCGTCCGCCAGCTCCAGCCCAACGTGGATCTCAAGTCTCTGAGAGAAGTTGCTGTAGGTACAGCCAACTCAACTGCCAGCCAATATACCAGTGGTGCGCAGCTTGTAGATGGCTCCACCCTTCCGTGACCTGGGACGACTACAACAAAGCACTCTTGGCCTTAACCATGTGGCGTGAAGCCCGTGGGGAGGGCCGAGAGGGCATGTACGCAGTGGGATGCGTCGTGCGTAACAGGGTCGTTGCGAACGACTGGGAACTGGTCATGGCGAAGAAACGGCAGTTCTCATCCCTTACTGCGCCAGGAGATGCCATGCTTGTGCAGTGGCCCCTCCAAGGCGATCTCCCCTTTGAGACGGCAATGGAACTTGCCGAGGCCATTTACTCCGGTTCCCTGCCGGACATTACCGAAGGCGCAACTCACTACTTCAACCCAAACGTAGTTCTTCCAACCTGGGCGAAGGACATGACCAAGATCAAGTCCATTGGCCATCATGACTTCTATAAGTGAACCCAACTGTCCTTCTTGTTCGGCACGCAGAAACAGAACTAAACGATCCTAAGAATGAGAAGATCCGGGGATACTCGGATATTCCCATCTCCTACAAGGGCAAAGACGGCTTGCGGAATACCGCGAGCTTTCTCAAAGAGCAAGCGTTTCCGATTGCCTTTGTACTCAGCTCCCCTCTCCAGCGGGCAATGATGTCCGCGAACGAAGTGGCGCAGCCCTTCGGAGCCAAGGTCATTCCCAACAATTCCCTTCTCCCTTGGAGCCTGGGCAAGTTGACAGGCGAGCCCGTGGCCATGGCTGCCAAGGAGATGAATTACTACCAAGAGTATCCCGACATCAAGGTGCCTGAAGGTGAAAGCTACCGCGACTTCTACAACCGCTGGGCCGTTGGCCTGGACAAGATGTTGCTCTATGCCGAGCAGCATCCTGAGGAGGTTCTAGTTGGAGTGGTTCATTCGCGTAACCTACTGGCTCTACCTAGTATTTTGGGCTCACGTGATATTGGGGACGTGCCTGTCAAAGGGGGCCCACCTCCCGAAAGCGTCACGCAAATCTCGCAAGACGAAAACGGAAACTGGCACATGAAAGTAATCCACCAGGAGCCAGCGTAATGTCCTTCCTAGACATCATTAAAAAAGCCTTTCCCTTTATATCTGCTGCGGCCTCCCTCGGTGGTCCGCTGGGCACGATGGCAGCGAATGCCGTAGGGAAAGCTCTCAACGTAGACGCCAGCAAGGCGGTTACTCCTGAGAACATTGAAAGCATAATCACCCAGGCCTTTGCCGATCCCGCACAGCGTGCGGCCCTCCTACAAGCGGAGCAAAACTTCCAAGCCCAGATGGCTGAGCTCGGCTACAAAGACGCCGAGACCATGGTGGAAGATGCGAATGCTGATCGAGCCAATGCCCGCGCCAGGGAGATTGCAGTAAGGGACTGGACTCCGAAAGTCCTAGCCGCCTGCGTCACCATCGGCTTCTTTGGTGTGTTGATGCTGATGGGATTCCACAAGACGCCCGACTCAGCCCACGACGCTTGGATGCTAATGCTCGGTGCCCTCAGCACAGCCTGGGGCGGAATCATCCAGTACTACTTCGGCAGCTCGGCAGGCAGCGCACGCAAGACTGAACTCATGGCCCAGAATGGCTAATCTATATTCCGCAACTACAACTTGCCAGAACGTAATTAGCGCAACCGCGCAAGACGTTCGCAACACCCTCGATACTACGCAGAACCAAGCTCTGCTCATTGACTACACCAACCGTGTGCAGCTAGAGATGCTGCGCTGGAGTAGGTGGATCTTCTTGCTTAGTGCACCGCAGAGGTTCATCACCCAACTTGGCGTGACTGACTACTGGCTTGGGGCCACGGCAGGAAACTCCCAGGGGCAGTACGACACGGGCCTCAACCTTACGGACATCCGTACCATCAAGCCTGGCACGGTCTTTGACAGGACAAACTTCACCCCTCTCCAAAAGGTAGACGAGCCACCTCTGGTTGCGAAGGTCGCATACCCGGATGCTACATCTCGTCCCGCTCGGCCCTCGCAATGGCGGCAAGCCATCGACACGCCGAACGTAATGAACATCTATCCGGCCCCGGATAACCAGACGCTTTACTCTCCCCAGCCGGAGCCGCCGATCTGCACGACAGCTACTTCAGGAGCTCTGGCCAATCGCCTCTACTGGGTCACGGTGACATTTGTGGACTCGACTGGGGCAGAATCTACTGCTCCCCGCGCCACCAAGATCTTCGTCCCCGCAGGCAAGGTGCTGGTTGTCAATCCCCCGAAGGAGCCGCTCATCGCTGGCACCACGGGCATCAAGTACGACCGCTACAACGTCTACGCAGTCTCGTCGCCGTTCGGCACGACCCTAACTGCCAACCAAGCTACCCAACAAGCAACTCTCATTTCCACCAGCTCCAACTGGCAGGAGCCCAACTCCGGCCTCACCACAACTGGTCTCAATCCTCCGACCAACAATGCCGTGGAGCCCATCGACGGCTACATCATCGAGTTCCGTTACTGGAAGCAGCGCAAGCAGGTTGCTGCCACAAGCGATGTCCTCCAGATCCCGGACGACTACAAAGACATCGTCATCGCGGGAGTCAATGCGCTTTCATTTCAATTCCTCAACCGTATGCCCGACGCCAGTGCCTGGATGCAGCGCTACCGCGAAGGCCTCACGGGAATCATCCGAGATATAAACCTGTTCCCACGCGGAAGCGAATTCATTCGCCCCGACTCCGCAGGAATTGGTGGCCAGCTCCCGGCTATCGAATCCATCGACCTCTCGGTCTTGCAGAACTAAATGTCCTGGTACAAATCCCCCATACGCCCCATTGATCCGATTGTCTCGGACGTACAGCCGGAATATCCCGAGCGGTATATACGAGACAACTTCGAGGGCACGGGGCTGGACCTCTATACCCAGCCTCCTGCCCAGGATCAATCCATGTGGACGCTGCTGACCAATGTGATGCCCATCACAGATGGGACACTCCATCGGCGCTGGGGAGCGCAGTTCTTTACCACGAACGCACAGTTCGGTGGGAATACATATGGTCCCTACACGCGAGCCTATCAGTATCGCAATGATCTAAACGGCAGCACAGGCACGCGGCGGCTCATCTTCATGGGTGGGTCCTTCGATGTCTTCAACGAAGACGGCACGGTCTACACCGCCAGCGCCTTCGGCACCAGACCCAATCCCATGTTCCGTGGCGTCCTCTCCCGGAACTGGTTCTACATGTGCAACACCCAAAGCGCCTTCAAGTGGGCGGACATGTGGAACGGGGTCAACTTCCCTAACTGGGGAATCGCTGCCCCGGTGGGAGCCACGTCGTCAGTCATCACCTCTGGGCCGAATCCCCCCACCACCGCCACCAACATCGGCTCCTGGTCAAACCCGAACAACATCCTCGTTTCAGATAACACCTACGCTGTCGAGAGCCTGGCCACAGGCATCACCGATGGCGGCGACATCCAGGCGACGGGGTTTGGTTTCGCCATCCCCAGCAACGCAACCATCACAGGCTTTCGGGTAGAAGTTCAAGCTAAGGCAACCACCTCCGGCTCCGATGTCCCTGAGTTGTCCATTCTCCTCCTCAAGGCAGGTGTGATCTACGGAGGAACTTCCCAACTAAGCGGCTTCCAATCGCTCGTGAGCGGCGCACCGGAGACGTTCATCTCCTTCGGTGGCAACGGCGATCTGTTCTACGGAGCTCTGTGGACACCCGCTGATGTGAATGCGTCGAACTTCGGCGTGCAGATTCATCCCATGGTGCGGCCCACGTCCTCCGGCCCCGCCACCTTTAACATCGACTTCGTAAGAGTCACAGTCTTCTACACGACCGTCACGGGCGCGATCAATGCCACTCCTGGCGGCGGCGCAGGCATCACCCTCTCCCTCGGGCGCGTTTACTACTGCGTCTTTGAGAACAGCAGGACCGGGCACTTCTCCGATCTCAACCCGAGCAGCGGCTCGACTGGTCCCCTCAACAACCAGAACGTCAACCTGACGAACATTCCCGTCTCGGGCGATAACCAGGTGGACAAGAAGGTAATCCTCGCCACGGCAGATGGAGGAGATCCCAGTACGTTGTACCTCGTGGCGGAAATCCCCAACAGCTCCACGACCTACACCGACAGCACGCCTGAGCTCACGCTGCTGAACAATCAGATATACGTCTACACCGACCAGTTCGGAACTGAGTTTGGGGTGGCGAACAATACTCCTCCCCCTCTTGGCCAGATCATGTGCAAGCACAAGGGCCGCTTGTGGATGGCAGTGCAGGAGAATCTCTTCTTCTCCAAGAGCGTGGACGAGCTCACGCTTCCCGATGGCTTCATTGCCGGGAAGTACGAAGAAGCCTGGCCAGCCGATAGTTACTTTGATGTTTCCAACGGCGCAGAGACCATCACAGGTCTTCTCTCTGATGGCAACGTGCTTTACATCGGGACCACGCAGCATGTCCGCCGTCTCTTCGGAGATAGCCCCTCCAACTTCCAGCAGCCCGAGATTGTCCACACCAATGTAGGCGTGGTCAATCAAGAGGTCTGGCAGATGGTCTATATGGAAGGCACACCCGCAGGAGCCATCTGGCTTACGCCCGATGGACGTGTCATCCAGTCAGATGGGAACACTTACGTTGATATTGGCAAGCCTGTTCAGCCTCTCCTGAACGGCATCTCCCCTGGCGTCATGGCCAACTCCCACGCAGCCTTCATGAGCGACGGGGAGTTTGATCTTTACTTCCTCTGCATCCCGAGCGGCTCCAACTACGGGGACGTGCACCTGGTCTACGATCTCCGCTCCCAGCGCTGGTTCGAGTGGGTTCCCCCGGTAGCCAGTGCAAGCATTCTCTACAACGTCAAAGCTGATGGCACACCGCAATGGCTATTCTGCGATGACACGGCCCAGGGCGTCGTCTATCGCTACACCCCAGGATTCGTAACCGACAACGGGGGCGCGAACATCTTCGTGACTGCCACGACTGCTTGGTTGCACATGGGCGATCCTACTTATCGCAAGGTCCTCGATGAGCTAGAAGTCACGACCCAAGACCCCGGACTCACGGTCTCCGTGTCTGGCTCCAGTGGGGACGATGGCTTCTCCGGCACTTCCATCGTGGCCAATGCCGCTCTCAAGACGAGCCCATTTGGACAAAAGAAAATCTACTTCCCCGGCACAGGCAGCAAGCACCGCTACTACAAAGTAACCTTCAGCACATCCACCGCCACGGACCAAGTGATCCTTGGCTACAGCTTCCGCTTCACCCCCTGGAACACTCTCTAAATGCCCCGCGTAGCACAAGTACAAAACACATCCGAGCTGAACAAGCTCCTGTCGCGCATTGACAAATTAGAAAAGCGCATGGTCTCCGTGCAGGACACCGTTGATGTCCATGCCTCTCAACTGGCGCGGATAGATGTGGCGCACGCGCAGCCGACAACGAATAATCTTGTCTTCACCTGGACGGGAGGAAGTACCAGCCTCTCCTGGGCCACAGGTTGGATCAAAGACAAGAACGCCAGCAGCTCTAAGACGATCTCCCCGCCAACCTTCTCGTCGGCTCCTGGCACCTCTCATTCCAGCACGGTGATCGCCGGGTCCCTGACCCTGTCACCGTCAACTCACTACTGGCTCGGCTGGGACAAGGTCCACCAGAAGATGGTGGCCAATACGGACGCCAGTGTCTTGTTTCAAAACTACAACGTGCAAATCGTCTGCCGCCTGTTCACCGGAACAGCGGGCCAGACGGGAACTGCCGGGGGAGGCGGAAGTGCAGCAAGCAGCGACCTCTCAGGGCAGACATACAAATTGTTCTAAACGCAAATGCAAATCTCAACAATTTACTACGGCGTTGGAATCGTTGGCGCAGGGGGAACGGTCCTTTACAAAGTGGCGAAGTTCTTCCTGGGTATGGATTTCAACATCAAGACAATCTTAACCAACCACCTGCCTCACATTGATGCGCGGTTGAACTTAATAGAGGAGCACCTTTTTGAGAGAACGAATCCGTCCAGCAACGCCCGAAGAGATCGAGAAGATCGCAGCGAAGGCTGACTTAACGCCACGCAGTGCCGTATGGGCCTTGGGCGAGAGCATAGCAGTAACAAGATTAGCAGCAGAGATTGACCCCGTCTTCTATGGAGAAGGCACCCCGACCATCCGCAAGGCATGGTTCATCTGGGGGCTGGAGAACATGCTGAAGGGTAATGGCTACACCGAGTACTACTTCAATGTGCCAGTTCGTGACGAGGAATACGTAAAGATCGTCAAGGGCTTTGGCGCGGAGCAGACCTCCTTGGAGCCGGAGTTCCGATTCAAGAAAGTTCTTTAATGAGCACTAAGACCACCACCTCAAGCGACAATCAAAGTAATCTGAACTTTGATCCAGGTTCGATGAGTCTCTACAAGAACCTGACTGGCAATGCTGGCAATGTACTGAACCAGTACATGAACAACCCCTTTACGAATGCCTTTTATCAAATGGGCCTTCAGACCAGTCAAAAGGGAGCCATGCAGCAGGGCCAGAACAACATCCAGGCCATGCTCCAGAACATGAAAGTATCTGGGCTGGGCGGAGCCTCTGGCGCTGGCTTCCAGCAAGCGCAGCTTGGCAAGATCGGACGTAGCAATGCGTCCATGTTGTCGCAAGCGAACTTGGGGAACGTGATGAACGCTTTCCAACGGCAGCTTGGCGCGACGGGCATGGGCATGGCCTTCCAGCCACTCATGACTGGCGAGAAGTCTCACGGTCAGCAGACGCAGCAGACGGGTGGGCTGGGCACATGGTTGCCACAGCTTGCTGGCGCGGCGTTTGGCGGACTCACTGGCGGCTTAGGTGGCCTCTTTGGAGGTGGCGGGGGAGCTGGCTCAGGGTTAATTAGTCCCACGATGAGCAGCATGGCTGGCGGAGCGCCGACCATGATCCCTGGCATGATGGGAGGAATCAATTCCATGGCCATCAATCCCTTCAGCGCTGGCATGGACCCGAGCTCCTTGTTCAGTGGCTACAGCCCCACAATGCCTAGCTTCGGAGGTTAATCAATGGGATTACTAGACGACGTTTCTTTCATGGGGGGCGGCTTCAACTCAATGGGTATGCCCTCTGCCCAGATGATGCGCCAGTATCAACAGATGCGGAACATCCGCCTGCTCGATCCTGAACGACAACTCCGAGAGATGGGACCCATGCGCGGCATGGGTAATCGTGGCGCGGCCAACCCCTGGTTCGCGCAGATGGGGCAGCTCGGGAACACACCGGACTATAGTGGATTTACGTATGACCCTGGCGCGAATGCTGCGGCCAGTGCGGCCCTGCGGCCCTATGGACTCAGCCCGCTTAATCCCAATCAAGTTAACCCCAATGCGATCTTTCCCAACAGCGGATTCTTCGGACGCCATCCTGGACTGACGAGTCGGCTGGAAGGTGGGATCTTTGGAGCGGCTGCGACACGGGGAGCAAATACCTGGGGCGAGGGAATCTCTAACGTCGCTCAGTCCATGATCGAAGGGCCACGCGCCAAGGCAGGGATTGTCAACCAGCAATTCGCCAGGCCATTCCAGCAAGCCCAGATGCTTGAGAGCTTGCAGGACATGCAGCAGAAGCGAGAGCTTACTGAGGCAGACATTCAATGGCGCAGAGCCGAAGCGCAGAAGGCCGGGCAGTCTCCCTTTCCGAAATACGGCGAAGCCAAGATCGGCGCAAAGGGCGAAGCGTATATGTTCCCGAACGATGGAGGTGAGCCCAAGCAAGTACTTCCTCCTGGGACATTCAACACCAAGGACGACAAGGTGCTATCTCCAGAGGAACAAGCCATCGACGCCTTCAGGCGTGAGCAAAAACGAGAGCCCACTTCTCAAGAACTCGTCACGTTACATAACGAGTGGACCGAGAAAGAGCGCAAGGCTGCGAATGCTGCGAACGGAGCCAAGATGGCCGTGCCAAACGGCAAGGGTGGATTTACCTTTCAAGTTATCCAACCTGGTTCCCCTATCCCCGCAGGCTCCCGAACCATTAACGACATTGGAACCGAGCAGCACAAAGAGACAGCCTCACGGGAGAAGTTCCTGGCCAGCTCCGCCAGTTGGCCCGCCTCACGCTGGGCAAGGCTCAAGGCCTTCGGCGTGAAGCGCGGCGACATGCAATCGCTGGGTCAGTTCTACGATCAGAACATTTCCTCCGGCGCGTACACCATGGACGAGAGCGGTGCGCCTCGTGCTAACGGCGACGCCCCCAGTCCCACCCCTTCTTTATCCAACCCCTTTAGGAAATAGTGGCCGACCAAGTAGCAGATTACCTTCGTTCACAGCAAATTCCTGACAGTGTTCGAGCGGACGCTTGGGATGCGTACCATCAGGCAACTGATGCGAACGACTTCCAGTCTCGCTTTACCAAGCTGCAAGTCCCGGACAACGTCAAGGCTGACTTGTGGGATATGCGCTTTGCTGCCCAGCCGCAACGTCGTGTTACGAATGTCCCCACCGGGGAGATCCGCGCTGACGATAGCTGGATGTCTGGCGCTCGTCGCATGGTTGCGAACACAGCCCTGGGACATGCTCTGCAATCTTCCATGCCGAAGGTCGCGGACTTCTTCGGGCTTACGCCTTCGCATACCGTGTACGACCCGGAGTACGAAGCTACCAAAGGCCAGCTCCTTGCTCCACAAGAACTGATCGCCGCCTCGCAACCAGACAGTGTCATGGGCTACGTCAAGGACGCAGCCAGGGCAGGCCTGGGAGGTGTCGGATCTCTAACCTCTGGCGAGAACATGGCCACCATGGCCGGGATCGCCACGGGTGGAGGTGCGCTGGCTGAAGTTTACTTCGGTTCGGAGATGTTGATCGGGGCCGACCAAGGACTGAAGCGCAGTTACCAGGCCGCGAGCCGAGGTGATTACCACACAGCGGCGGCTGAGTTTGGCGCAGCGGCAACTAACTTAGAACTTGGCAGACGTACTCTCCGGCACTTGGCTGGCGCGGAAACTCACAGCCCGATGCCCGGCACGAATCTTGTTGCTCCAGAAAATGGCAACGGAGTATCATCCCCGGCATCTGTACCAGCAGCACCTGAAGTTTTAGCACCCAAACCAAAAGTACCCGAGCCGCCACTCGTGCCTGAAGGGTCCGAACAACCCGCGCCCCAAGTGTCTGCCCCGCCCCCTGCGCCTGAAGTGTCTGCGCGACCCGTTTTTAAGGGGAGTGACATCGCTTCGCGCTTGGACACGATTGAACGGAGCCTGCCTGGAGAGGTACCCGAGGCGAAGCCGAAGGCACTACCCCAAAACGGGTCCCTAGAAGATGAGCCCAACTATCTCAAGCGGCCCTTGAGCGTGGACCCTGCAACAGGCGAGCGCAAGGTTATCCGGGATTCTTATCCCGAGGACATGGCAGCCCGTGGCAAGAAGAAGTTCGACTTCTACACGGATGCCAACAAGCAGATCGAGAATGCCGCCAAGTACAACCCTCAAGGCGAGCAGATCGGGGATGCGAAGATCCTGGCAGCCTACCGGGAGAACCAGGCGAATGCCGTTGCTGGCTTCCGCACCTGGGCTCAGTATGCCGACATCGAGGATGTCAAGGGAGCTGTAAAGGATCTCGCCGCGAAGATCAAAGACGGCGGAGAACGCCTGGATATGATGCGCGTCCTAGGCTACGGCCTCTCCAAAGACAAGCTGGTATTTCACGCGGGCATCGAGGGAACCGAGCAAATCACCGAGGACGCACTCCAGAAGGCCATTGGACGCAGGACCGTTCCCAGTGTGCCCAAGGATTACACGATTGAAGATCCCATCAAGAAGGACATGGTGGACAAGGGGCTGGCCCGTCAGAAAGACGTGGACGCCCTGGATGAGCAGATTGACAAGCTAAAAGAGACGTACAAGAAGGCCACTTCCCTCGACGAGAAGCAATCCATCAGCGATCACATTGATGCCTTGAGGGAACAGCGTAAAGCACCCTTCAAGGAAGTCAAGGACGCCAAGGCCACCCTCCGTCGTGACTGGGCCTCGAACTACATCCGCAGCAAGGGACTGGAGCTCTCCGACCAGATCGCGCACTACCGTGACCTGGCACAGGCAGCCATCCGCGCCAAGCAGCTCAGGCCGAAAGATTTCGTAGAAGAAGTCAAGACAGACGTTGCTCCTATCCGACAACTCGGCACGGGCGAAGAAGCCGTGCAGTATTCCAAGGAGTCCATCGCTGGGGCCGTGTTCGGCTCCGAGGCAGATGCCCGCAAAGCTGCGGAGCAAGTCTATGGCGACAAGTACACACTCCGCACCCGCGAGCGAGAGGGCAAGCAAGTCTATTCTGTCCTCCCCCGTGAGGAAGTGGCGCGGCAGGTTACCGCCCAATCCACCGGGGACATAGCAGCTCGCAAGCAGAACCTGGACTTCCTGAAGAAGGAATTGACCAAAGCCACCACCGAGAAAGCGAGGCTTAAACTCCAACGTGCAATCGCAAAAGAGGAGCGTGCGCTGGGCCTTTCAGCCAGCGAAGCCCCGACAGGTCCGACCGCCGCAACTGCGGGCACCCCTAAAGCCCCCGAAGCCGCAGCGCCCACCAGAGAATCCGTTCAGGCCCCCCAGGGGACAGAAGTAAGACCTAGCTTCGACGAGCGCATGAAGGCTCGTACTGAGGTTAAGGACGACATCTTCGAGTACCGCGTACAGCAGCTCGTCAAGAAGGGCATGAGTCGCGCCACAGCCGAGCTCATGGTACGCAAGAAGATGGAGAGCGAGCGTGGCTCCTTCTCCAACAAGCCGCCCATGGGAGCTTATGGCCCCTCTGGCCCAGGCGTCCTCTGGCGTTTAGGCAGCGCCCTCGACAGAGTCTTCGGAGATCGCAGCTCAGAGGAAAAGAAACAAACCGAGACCATCATCCGGGAAGCTGGGGGCGAACTCGCCCGCAAGCACGAGATGATCTGGAACAAGCTCCAGGAAGGCATCGACCGCCACGATGCTGATACCGAAGTCCAGACCAGGCAGTTCATGGACGCAGGGGAAATGAAACCCGGCGCAACCGTCCTCTCTCCCGAGGACCAGGCCATGGCCCAGGAACTCCACTCCATGTTCCAGGAGCGCTGGGACAAACTAAAGAACCTTCTCCCTGATCGCTTCGATGGCGCAGGGATCGAGAACTACCTAAAACACATCTGGGAAGGCAAGCGTGGCCAGGTCGCAGCCGAACGCCTCTGGCAGAGTGTCGGAGGCAAGCGGCCCCTGGAAGGCTCGGCTACCTTCGCACGCCACCGCTTCTATAGATATTTCTCAGACGGCCTGGACGCAGGACTCAAGCCGCTGACCTACAACCCAATTAAGATGCAGCTCCTGGGCCTCTATGAGATCGACCGCTTCATCATGGCCCATGAGATGAAGAACGACATGCGCCAGGCTGGCCTGGTGAAGTTCGTGAAGATCGGCCAGGATGTCCCTCCCGGCTGGTCCAAGCTGGATGACAAGATCTTCAAGCCGCGCCTGTTCAAGGACGGTGGCCTTACGTCGTACGGCGAATACTGGGCCCCGGCTGACGTGGCCAAGGTATTTAATAACTACCTCTCTCCTGGTCTCCGTTCCAACGAGGCCTATGAGATCGCCCGCCAGTACGGCAACTTCATGAACCAGATTCAGCTCGGGGCCTCTGCCTTCCACGGCGGCTTCGAGGTCGTCAATGCGAGTTCCTCTGAGGTGGCCCTTGGCCTCCAGCAGCTCACCCGTGGACAGTACGCGGATGGCATGAAGCGCATCGCTCGTGGCTACGCAGTTGGCCTCGCGGCCAAGCATTACTACTCCCTGGGCAAAGCCATCGAGCAGGAGTACATCGCCCCTACAGGCATCACGCCCAACAACATCAAGCTCGTTGAAGCTGTCCGAGAACTGGAGATCGCAGGTGGCCGTATCGGCCTCGATCCCATCTACTCCAATCAATCCTTTGATGCCATGCGCAAAGCCTGGACCGAGGGAAGATACATCGCCTCTGGTGCACACGCCCTGGGTCACGCTGTCGAATACACCGCCCGCCCCTTGATGAAGTACTTCGTTCCCCGCATCAAGCTGGGGATGTTCGCGGACATGGCACAACATCGCCTGACTGAACTCATCAACCAAGGAGCCACCCGCGACGAGATCGCCCACGAACTGGGCAAGGTCTGGGACAGCGTAGACAACCGCGCTGGCCAGCTCGTTTACGACAATCTCTTCTGGAACAAGGCCACCAAGGACATTGGCTTCCTGGCTGTCCGCTCTCTGGGCTGGACCCTCGGTACTGTCCGTGAACTTGGCGGCGCAGGCGTCGATACCTTCCGCCAGGCTTCTGACCTCCTCAAAGGCAACGGCAAGAATATCCGCCTCACCGAGCGCCAGGCCTATGCCATCGGTATGACGACCACTGTCGGTCTGATCGGTGGCATCATGACCTACCTGGCCACAGGCAAAGCCCCCCAGAAGGCCGAGGATTACTTCTTCCCACCTACGGGTACCCTGGACCCCTCCGGCAACCCCGCTCGTCGCTCCTTGCCCTCCTACGTGCGCGATGTGGCGGCTTTTAAGAACCAACCGCTCCAGACTATAACCAACAAGGCCCAGCCCCTCCTGGTGGACATCCACCAGCTCTGGACCAACCAGGACTACTACGGCACTGAGATCCGGCACCCAGGAGATAGTACCCTGGCTCAAGTAGGCGAAGTTGCCAAGCACGAGCTGACTAACCTTCAGCCGTTCGGCATTCAGTCCTACATGCGCAGCAGACATTCGGCTGAGTCCCGCTTAGACAGTGCCCTCTCATTTGTCGGCGTGACCCCAGCCCCTCGCTACATCGGCCAGACCAAAGCCGAGAAACTGGCCTACGAACTTTCCGAGCGGCACAGAGAAGCAGGCCCGAGAGACGCGAATACCTTCCAGAAGTACCGCACCGCAGGGCAACTACGAGCCCTATATGCCGCAGGCAAGATCGACGAATCCAAACTAGATGACGCTCTCTTCTCTGGGAAGATCACCGACTCCCAGTACAACGACATAGTAGACGCCACCCAGATGACTCCCTTCGAGCGACAGGTCAAGTCCCTGAAAACTCCTGAGGAGATCATGACGGTCTGGCGCGAAGCCAACCCATCTGAACGTGCAACCATGCACGACTACATGGAAGGAATGTGGGATAGAATAGACCCAGATACTCAGCCCGAACTCTTCAAGCAGTTCGAGAAAGAACTGGGATACGAGCAATGACCTTTAGAGATTACGAAGCACAGTACGAGAACTTTGTCAGAATCCATCTTCGCTTTTCAACTTGGCTGCGCTACTGCGACTGCCTGGAAAAGCTCATGGAGCACTTCGGAGACCGCCACCCCAAAGACATCTTCCGCATTGATGTCATCGGCTACGTCACCAAGCGCACCCAGCAAGGAGCTGCATATCGAACCGTAGCCCTGGAGAAGATGGTAGGGAGTGCTTTCTTTCGCTGGATGGCAGACAACAACATCGTGGAAGAGGATCACAATCCCTTCGCTGCTACCAAGGTTCCTGGTAGGGAGCCGCAGTTTGTGCACAAGGCCCTGTCGCCTGAGACCATCAAGGCCATGTGGAACGCCACTCGTACAGACGAGGACCGTCTCCTCATGCGCCTGGCCAACACTACCCCGCTCACTGTCGGCATGATGGCCGCACTCCAGAGGGAGGACTTCGACTTCGAGAGAGCCCGTCTCACTGTCAAGCGCAGCAAGACCCAGAAGGTCGTGACGCTGCCAGTAGACCCAGCTCTCCTGGAGCAGGTGCGCAATCGCCCGCCTGGGCCGCTGTTCCCCGAGGCCGCCAAGCGCCTCCAGGGATCACGCTACCTCAGACAAAAATTTGAATGCTTAGCAAGACGGGCTGGCGTAAAGGCTACCGCCCATTGCTTCCGGCACACCTTTGCAACGGACGCGCTACGTGGTGGGATTGATCTGAGGACCGTCCAAGAACTTCTTGGTCACGCGAACATCTTAACTACTTCGCGTTACCTCGCTCCTGCCGACGTGGAGTCTGTCCGGGGTTTTCTGGAGACTCGCCCGAAGCTGGATGAAGCCAGTCCTCTTTCTCCTTCTCACTGTTAGCAACATCCCAGACCTTATCTGAACACAATTTAAGGACCCTGACTTCAGCGTACAATTCAGCACGCTTAACAGGGTCCTTTTCATTGGACAGAAGGTCGTCGAGCTCTTGCGCTTTACGGGCCCAAGCAGTGGCCAGATTCAATAGGTCGGCATACCCGTAGAGGACCATGGACGAATAGTAGCATAATTTTTGTACTCGTCATGTGGATTGCCCTAATACGGTCACCAGGCCGATGACATCCAACAATCCTGCCACGCAAACGGCGGTAGCCATAGCGAGAGGGTGACGAAGCAGTCCCAGAAAGCCGCCAGCCATTAGGGACACCCCAGAGAGTGACACACAGCCAAGTAGAACGTGGCCCTTGTCCATTGTCTTTTTTTACAGAACCGGGGGGCGAGCGTCGTGGACCTTACTACGTAATCAATAGTACACGCAACTATATTTTTATCTTGTTACGAAATCCGAACAAAACCTAAGTTGAACGCCCTATGAGTCTATTCGCATGAGATCGCCTGCCGCGAAACACACTGTACTCATTTCGAGAACAATCGTACTCAGAACGAGAACGAAAACTTAGGCACAACTTAGGCACAAAAAAGGGGGGCTATTCGCCCCCTTTTCGCCTTTCAGGACTCTAAAGGCAACAGATTCAACAGGACTTTTAGAATGGTACTGAGTTAAGCGCCCTGAAAGTCAAACACATAAGTTATACATTCGGTTGGATTTGGCTGTCAACCTGGGAGCAAGATGGGATCAAAATTGATCCCAATTTGTTTGCCATCTTCCTGCTGTGCTCTCGGCTGGCATGGGCATAGACCTTCAGCGTAATGCTGGGATCAGAATGCCCCAGGCGTGCGGCGACCGTGCGGATGTCCTCCCCTTCAGAGATGAGGGCCGTAGCATTCCCATGGCGAAAAGCATGGAGCCCCGCCTTGGGGATACCTAATGTGGCAAGGAGTTTTTGAAGTTTGTCTCGCACCACATATCGGCTATCCCACGGTCTTCCATTGGCGGTTGCAAACAGAAACGGCACCGAAGCGTCATGGGATCTGACGGCCAGGAAACGAAGAATATGTTCTGCAAGGGTGTCGGATATTTCAACAGAACGGATTCCACTTGCGCTTTTAGGAGTTTGAAGTCTTCCTCTCCATACTCCCTGCCGCACACGCAGACAACGGTTCGCATAGTCGAAGTCCTCCACACGAAGACCACACAGCTCACCTGCACGTAGGCCCGTCTCCGCCGCGATCAGGAAGAACGTCTTGAACGGTTCCTGGGCTGCGGATATGATCTGTTGCATCTGCTCAGTTGTAAAGGAAGGACGTTCAACAGGCGTTAGCCTGGGGAGCACAATGCCCTCTTTGACATTGTGGGAGACATATCCCCAGGCTTTCGCTGTCTTCCACGCGGTCCTGAAGGTGGCGTAGATATTTCTAACCGTCTTCGGGCGACACACGAGCGTGGAAATAAATTGTTGCACGAGGGCTGTGGAGATGTCCCCCATGTTCATCTTCCCGAAGAAGGGCATGATGTACTTGGTCATGTGCACCTTCTCCGAGTTCTGACTAGATGGCTTGTGCTGTGGGAGCACAGTCTTCATCCAGCGTTGTGCGAAATCGTTGTAAGACACGACCGCCTTGGGGCGGTAGCTAGTAGAGTTGATCTCCGCCAGCTTCGCTTCCAAGGCGCGTTGTGCTAGTCGTTTAGTAGGGAGTTCCTGTAGAGTCCCCAAGACCACGGACTTTTGCAAGCGGTGGGTGTTTGTAGATGCAGGGGGTGCACCACAACTCGCTCGATGTTCTGTGACAGGAGCAAGGACATCCTCCCGCCATCTCCCTACCCACACTTTGTTTCGCTTGCCCCTCAAGAACAGTTGCCCCTTCTGATACCTTCTCCGGGCCATGTTTATCTCCTGGCCCGTTGAAACTATTGCCAGGGGTATTGTACTCTCTTGGGTAGGCTGCATACAAGACTGCGTAGTTGATGATGTCGGCAATGGTGTCCTGGAGTCCTTCATCTTCAACCGCGAAGTGTCCCTTCTCCTCGTAAGATACTAGCCGTGCGATCTTGTCCGACATGCGGACAAGTATTCCGTAGGTGCCAAAGGCTCGGAAGTTGGCGAAGATGTCGCTGCTCCGTCCGTAGTCTTGGTTCTTCTTCTCCATGACGGCTCGCGCCTTCCTGGAAAGATCGGCGTGAAACGCCAGTAGCTCTTGTCTATTCATCTGCGTCCGCCTTCCACTTCTCGTACATACGAACCCAATCTATATTGGGATCGTAGCCATCTTCGGAGAGAGCGGTCATCGTTGCTGACCAATTATTCTCAAGGCACATCCGCATACATGCCAGGTAGGCTTCTTTGTTAGTTATTGCAACACCCCTTCTTGGCGTGACGTACACGCAACTTCTTCACATTCGCGTCCATGACATCCTCAGGATCGAAGCCAAACTCCTGGCATATCCTGGTCCAATAGAAGATCTGGTCCCCTAGCTCTAGCTTGAGTTCTTCCAGGTCCAGACGGTCATCCCGAATGTGCTTCTTCAAATGTTCCAGGACCTCGCCAGTTTCCCCAGCGAGGCCTGTAGACATGACGAAGAGGCCGCGTAGCTTCTCTCCGTCGTGCCAGAGTTTCTTTACTTCCTTCTTGTACTGGTCAATCGTCAATCTTCATTTCTCCATAGCCCAAGCCTGTTAGCACCTGAGTCTCTAGAATTCCTAGATCCTCCACTAGCGCGAACAGAGCCGAAGGCTCCTCAAACTCCAGGACAACTTTCTCGTCCCTGGTTTCGACTTTGATACTCCTGCATAAAGGAATCTCGAAGATAAACATCTCACGCGAGCTGGTCACGAAACACGTAATCGTGTCTCAATTCATGCTGACCATCGGAACGGAAGATGCGACTCTCTTGCCTCCGCATTGCCGTGCCTTCAATAATCCGTCCATCAAAGGTGACGACAATGTACGCAGGGAGAATTGGCGGGTAGGCTTTCTCTTCTGCATACCCACTACGTGAGTCGTAGCCACAGCCACAGATGTACTGATGGCGCAGCTTCGTTCTTATCTTCCGTGTTCCATTGTCACAGCTCAAAAGGGCCGCAGGAGGAACCTCCATGCAGGCATGGGAGTGCGCGGTGAACAGAGCGTCCGCGTCGATGAATTGTTTGAACGTCTCGGCCTTGGTGACCTTGGACTGCATGGCCACACCCGAGTCCGCGCCGTGGTGGAAGAACAGATCATACGTAGACCGATTCACCACCAGGTTGCACATGGCGCATACCCCCAGGTAGGGAATCCCCAAACGATGGCAAAGGTTCTTGTCAAAGCTGAGGCCAGTCTCCTTGAAGATGCGGTGCCCGTGGTTTCCCCGAATGCCGAATAGCAACTTGTCGGCAACGGGAGCGAGTTCTTCTACGACCACATCGTGCTGTTGCTGGGGGGACAAGATCTGCTCGTACAGCCCACCCTTGCTCAGCTTGGTGACGCACTCCCCGCCGTCCCCCATGTAGATGCCAAATCCATTAGGGTCCTTGCGAAGGCGCTCGATATGCTCGCGGATAAATTGCATGTCGCACTGGCTCGCGCCGACGTGCATACACACAAGTGGATAAAGTCGAATGACTGATTCCTTCAACTCCATCTTCTTGGTGTCGAAGGCGAACCTCATGTATTCCAGAGTTAAGCTCCTAGAGCGGCTGCTTTAACTGTCTGCCACTCTTCCTTGGTGATCTGTGCGTACCGCGCACTGGCCCCCACAGCCGCCTTGCCCTTCTCGTTGAGCAGGCTCCAATAATGGGCAACCAGGCTCCCGACCAGGGTAAAGAGCGTGTAGTAAAGGGCCGTGAAGATTGCCATGCCGATACCGTACTTCCCGGTCATCATGGCGAACATCTTCGAGAAGATAATGATCTGGCTAATGAACCAGACCCCGTTGCTGGCTAGACCAGCAACCATGTGGCGACTGAGGGAGCCACTGTTTCTCGCACGGCTAACGAATGTGAAAGCAAAATTCTGAGCCACCAGGATGGGTGCCCAGTACAGCCAGGTTAAGTCAAACATTCCCTTTTAACTTTCTCCAACGCTCGTCGAGCAATTTCTTGTTCCGTAGGTGTTGGATCGTATTCATACGAAGCACACACTGGCCCGTGTATGATTTGCTCCAAAGCCTGCTTATAAATATCACGTTCCCTCCGAAGGCTAGACAACCGCGTTCAACTCCTTCTTCCCCTCCAGGACTTCCCGGAGCAGCTTGTCCATGGCCTGCATCAACTGCGCCAGGACATCGCTCTCGGGGTTGAGTAATTCTTTGGAGACCTTGTACGAGGTCTGGAAGGCATACTTCTCCCCCACCACCTTGCAGATCAGGTCCACTTTTAGTTTGTCGTCATCGGAAGGGGTCGCTATAAGCGCCAGCTTCTCGATCTCGAATTTGGATTTAAGTTCTTCCATGTACCCTTCTGAACTTCCCATCGACGAACAGAATGTCCCTGCTCCCCAGGAGACTCTGTAGCATCTTGTCCACATCCTGGCTGGAGCAATAGTTCCTCATCGCCCGCTTGATCTGGACATCGCTCACGTAGTCATCTCCAATAGCTTCCATGACCTTGTTGAGCATCTTGCCCTGCGGACTCATAGGCACGATGACCTCTTGCAACCGTCGCTGGGTATAGTCATACAGCGCTATCCCCGCTTGGATGTCCTCCGCAGTCAGCTCCGCCCTGCGGCAGCTCAAGGCCACCAGCAAAGCCATCCTCAGAACATGTGCTCCCGCTCTCGCGGCGAACGGTGCCAAGTTTCCCGTATCCGGTGTGAAGGACTGATACCACAGCCCATAGGCATCGCTCGCCGCATAGTCAGCGAAGTCCACAGGACCTTCCGACATCCTGAGTATCCTCGTGAACTCATAGAAGACGCGCTCGCGTTCGATGGCCAGCGTGTCCCTTTGAGCCTTTGACAATACCCGGTTCGGGTCCGGGACTCTCTGCCCCTTGTGGTCTTCTTTAACGATCACAAATCTAGGCAGGAAGCCCCCAACTCCAGCGGAGCTGGGGAGCTGTTCTTGTAACCACTCTTTCGTACTTCCCCCACATACACAGACCGCCGGATCGTAGACGATTTTCGCGGGGCCACCACCCTTTGTGCGAATGCTCGCAGGACGAAGGTCCAGCAAGTCTGTCATGTAGGGGATCATGCCCTCCTGGTACTTCTCCTTGGAGAAGAAGTTCGCCAGCTCCGAGGCCATGATGATCGAATGCGGCTTTTGCATCAGATCCTCATGCAGGGCTTCCTTGGTTGATTTACCCGTGATGATGTGTGGAGGTTGCAAGCCTTCTGGTAGTGGCCGGATAAGGTGGTCCATTGCCATGTCAACCAGGGCTGTGCTTTTTCCTATTCCGCTTGGGCCTATGAGCAGAAGATTCATCAGGGGATAGGTCGTGTGGATGTCGAGATCCACCCACACTCTACGGCCCAAAGCCGCGCCCAGCATGGCCATTCCTGCGAACAGGATGTAGCTCTTGGGGGGCTCGGCAGTGGGCCAAATCTGCATATACTCTCTCAGCCAGCTATCGTTTGGTAGACAGCTTTCTAACAATCCCTTTTTCCTTTAGCCTCTTCTCCTGCGCATCGCAGGCCTCTTCCCACCAGCGGTTGAGACCCACCTGCGCTATGCGCTTCTTGTCTTCTGGATTGAGTCCGTCGATACTAAGATAGGCCGGGATCAAGAGCAGGTTTCGCCGTCGTGAATGAGCCAAAGCGGTTGGTGATCTCGCTATACTGACGAGCATTCTTCTCGTCCAAGGTTTCGATCTCCTCGGTCAGGAAATCTTCTACGATATACCGCAGCCCATGCTCGGAGAGCTGAGGGCGACGAACGGTTAAAGTGCTACCGGAAAAGCCTGCATACTGCGGCTCACCTGAATTCAGCGAGAGGACAAAGAGAGGCTCCTCCGTGGTCTTCATGTAAACTACAGTTCCGGGTTTGATGGTGTCTGACAATTACTTCCTCCGTTAAAGATTAGACGCTACAGATGTTAAATTCTGGTCAGGGTGGTGAATTCTGGCCTTGTATTTATCCGGGTGGGCTACGAACTTGTCGAAGTTCACTGGATAAGCTGGTGCCCCCTCTGTTATCGCTCATTTCCCCGTAACCGGATAGCACCGCACCAGCAGAATTGCTTCCCTTGACAACATGAATCGCATGGACATGGGTTGGTCCATATGTGCCGACCGGACTCGCAGAATGGATGCGTTCTGTCTGTTATCTCGTGGTCTTGAAAGATAGCGGGGAGTGAGCAATACCAGCACTCGTACTCATACCTACCTTCAGGTCTATTCGGGCTGCTGGACCGGAGAGTCAGGCTATGCTTTACAGCACATCGGGCCGCATCTATCGCGTGATAGTTAGGGCAATTAGTCGGGTGTTTAAGCCACGTCAACCCGCAATACTCACACGGTGTATTCCAGAGATCGGGTTTGATCGTGACCTTCATAGTCGTCTGCCTCTCCCCAGCTATCTCCCACCTTGATGCCAATGGGAATGTGGAACCCACCCAACTCTGGCCAGGGCTGTTCCATAACCTCGCGCACTACCGCTATCAGCTCGTCCACCTGCTCGGCTGGACATTCAAACACCAGCGAGTCATGGACCTGGATCAGCAATCTTGCTGGCTTCGGGAGTGCTTTATATATCTTGACAACACGGCGCACCTTCTCCTCGGGCCAGCCAATCCTCTCGTACATCAGTCCGATCATGGCGCGGAAAATGATGTCTGCGGCAGTGCTCTGGGGCAAGAAGGACAAAGACTCCGTATAGTACGAGCTTGTCCAGAACCACCTCATCCTTGAGAATGGGGTCCGCAGGTAGCCTTGCTTTTTTGCGAGGTCGGCGGTCCTTTGTTGCCAGGTGATGGTGGGCCATATTTCTTTTTTCCATTTCTCTTGCAGGTCCCTCGTTTCGACCAGGTCCATGTCGTACATGTTGGCGATCTTCTTGTAACCGCCCCCATAGTTCGTCATGTGGACGATGCGCTTGGCTTTGCCATAGGGCGCATCTTTATCGTTGTCTTTTACGACCTCGTCGTAGGGCACTCCGAGGAAGAGGCTGGCGGCATATCGGTGTTCCGAAAATTTAGGATCAGCTCTGAACCTTTCGAGCCTGGCCTTATCCCCAGCGAAATAAGCCGTGAGCCTGTTTTCGATCTGGGAGTAATCCACGTCAACGATCTTCCATCCTTCGTGACTTGGAACGTAAATGAACCGAGCCGTCTCGGGAATGTTTTGAAAGTTCGGATCTGAACTAGATAGCCTTCCTCCGTTTGTCCCATGTACGTTGAAGTGCGGAAACATTCGGTCAATCTTGACCATGTCCGCTTTAGCAAATGTCGTAATGAGCTCATCGAGTTGGTTCAGTCTCCGAATTGCCTTGAGGGTACGAGCTTCCTTGGGCTTGCCCGCCTTGACCAGGCGGTGGGTCAACTTGTCCAGGGCGATCTTGCCCGTGGTTACATTGCCACTCTTCTGGTCAGTGATCTCCTCAAGTCCAAGGCAACCCTCTTCTTTGCTGTATAAATATCTCGCCTTAATTGCAGGAGAGCGCCAAGGAATTTCCTTTTCCGTGGTTGGGACGAGAACGTATTTAACAGGCTTTCCGCTCTTGCCGAGAGTTCCAGGAGGTGCCTCCCTTCGACGATTAACCTGCACCTCTCTTGTTCGCAGGAAATCGGGGAGATATTTTTCTTCGTCATCGCGTTCCTTTAGGAGTTTCTCCCGGACGTTCAGGATCTGGTTGGGGTTGATCTTGAAGCCCGTCTCGTGCATGAGGCGGCAGATCCTGGCCAGGGGAACCTGAACATTGAGATAAAGGTCAAGGAGCTTGTAGCTCTTGACCATAGGCAGAAGCTGATTGAAACATTGCAGCGTGACATCAACGTCACGGCAGCAGTACCACTCTAGGCCTAAGCTCTTGTCGTCTTTCCAGGCGGGCTTGTTTACGAACTGACTTCCGACAAACTCAAGGTCATGAGGAAAGTCCGGGAAACACAAATGCTGGAGGAGCATCGTATCGTAAACGACGCACTCTTCCCGAGCTGTAATATCGAACTTCCGCAATATGGGCAGGTCAAATTGCAGAGCGTTGTGACCCACCAGCGTTTCCGCTTCTCGGAAGATTCGCTTGAGCTCGGGGATATAGGCTCCCCGGTACGGGATGGTAAGAGCCTTTGTGGGTTCCGCACACAACCCGACCATGAGGAGTTCTCCGGTCCAGCGGTTGGTTTCAATATCGAAGGCGAATTTTCTGTATCTAAAGGCTCGGACATCTTCTAGGCTCGGTTGCGGGTTGTAGTGCTCAGGTGGAGGATCGAGGCCTTTCAGGAGGTCATTGACCGCCACCGGGAACATCGTCTGGTCCCGCATGATGTATGCGGGGTGGAGGGTGGCTACATAAGGTATTCTTCCGCCGCCAGGCAGAAGGATCTCACCAGGGCTGCCACGCCACTTAAAAATGCCACCGTCCCTTCCAGCGACGAGCCGTAGTGGTTTATCTCCAAGTAGATCAAGCCGCCTCCAAGGACGAGAAGACAGAAGGGGTTCGAGGTGACTCCTTCGACAATATCTGACAGCTTCATTTGCATCCTCCTTGGATATGTAACTCCGTGCCTCGGGATCTGTCGGGAAGACATTGTCCGGGGGACGGCATTGAATACAGTTCGTGATGGTCAGGCCATCGCGGGGGATGTGGGCCTTGGCCAACATCTGGTTGAACCAGTTCCCCGCCCCGCCCACCAACGGCTCCCCGATCTCAGCCTCGTGCTCGCCAGGGGCCTCGGCAATCACCAGCCTGACCAGGTCCTTGCTGGGGTCAGGCATCTTGGGAGGGACGAAAGAGTTATTGGGAAAGAGCCGCCTCATGGGGCAGCCCTCGCAACCTGCTACTTCAGAAACTTTTTTAGGCAACTATAGAGAATCCAAGAGGGGCCCCATCAACGCCCCATGTGAAAGGAGAAAAGCCATGGGAGGAGCCCCTCTGTGCGCAGGGCTTAGATCTGCCCGCGCAAACCTTTATTCAGTTTTGGGTTCGTATTCGTTGCAACAACCCCGAGGGTGCACAACTGCCTTGCCGTTTAGCATTGGCAGCACACCACTCCTGGCGTCACGAAGGACTACCGGGTTGCCACAAAGGGTGGGACGCTTGAAGTACTCACAGTGCTCGCACTTGAATGGTCCGAGGTCAGGCGGAGCATATTTGGCACGGCCAGAGCCTACACTCATTTCTTCGGCGCTTCCCGGATGACCACATCCCCAGGAACATCCAGCACGTACTTGTCAGGGTCCAGCTTCAGCTTCTTGAACAGCTTCAACTGAGCGTCCTGGCCTTCCTGGTTGATGGCGCGAAGTTCACTCTCAGCAGCCTTGTAGTCCAGCTCAAGCTGTTTCATCTTGAGCAACGCGGTCTGCTGGCGAATGACAATGGCCTGAATTACGCTCTTGTCTTCAAGGGGAGCAGTGGGAATATCCTTAGCGTGAGCCAGAGGCAACACCAGTGTCAGGAACAGAATTGTCCGTATCAGGCGCATTGCAGACCTCCTCGATGTCTTGCATAGCATGTTTGAGTTCCGCGACGGGCACGAATCCCTTCAAGGCGGTCTTGGCTTCGATCCAGTGATTGCAGGCTTGCCCTATGTTGCCGCTGTCAAAGTTGGCAGCGATGTAGCCATATGCGAAGCCGCCAGACTGGTTGTTCACCAGCACGTCATGCTTTGGGGTAGGGGGGAAGATGCGGAACATAATCATGCACAAGATCATCCCCGTTGCTATTCCAGAAAGTATTCTCAATCTTTTTTCCTCGTTACGGGATTGTCCTTGTGGTTGGAGTTGTAGATTTTCGCGGCTTTACTCTTCGCCGCTTTGTCTGACATTCCCTCCTTCTTGAACTTGTCCCGCATTGCTTCGTACTGTTTTGGCATCTTTGTGCCTTATCTCCAGTCTCCAGCCCTTGGTGTTGAAACTAACCACGGGGCTGATTAAGGTCATGTGTTTAAGGTCTGGGCCTGGACCGTCTGCTAGTTCGGTCACCGGGGCTTCGAGGCGGGTACGGACGTTCTTGTCGATGGAGGTAATGCAACCCTCGTCACACACGTAAACGCCGTATTGGTCGGTGCGCTCCGCGATGAGTGAGCAGTCAGGTTCGTGTCTCCCTGCACAAACCATTGCCAACCATAAAGTCAAAGTCACCATAGCTCGTTAAGCGCTCCCCTCACTGCTAAGCGAAGCATCTCCTCGTTGAACTTCTTGCCGTGCTTCATGTACGGGTACAGCTTTATGTGACACATCTCATGGAGCAAGGTCAGCCGATATTGTTCTGAACTAAAGTGCTTACGAGGGTCAATAGAGATCGTGAACAACAGATGGTTGCCCTCGTCGGCGACTGAGATGTTCAAGCCAAAGGTCTTGGGACCTAGCTCGTCGTTCCAGCCAACCAAAGTCTCAGACGGGAGTTGCCCATCGAAGTACTTACGGTTGTAAGTGTTGTAGATCGTTTTTAGCCGAGCACTTGCTATGAACAATTTTTATAAAAGATTGATTGAGGGGAGCCGAAGCCCCCCTCAATTTGTCCAGGGAATAGCCTTTCCCCGGACGGTTGCCACGTGGCGGTGGGAACTTGAGGGAGTCTCAGTGTGTCGTTTACAGAGGATTACCAAGTCCTCTCCAGGGACGATAGTGACTCTCCCTCATAGCCGGGTTCGCTGGTACCGCTACCCGGTACGTCGATTAGGCCGCTGGCTTCACGTTGAAGATGTCCAGATTGGCCCGAGCGCGGGGGTACTCAGGAGTAGGGGCGGAGTGCTTCACAGCAGCCGAGAAGCGCGAGCCACTCGCTGCGTTAAGAACTTCCACCGGATTCTGCCCAGGTGTCGAATCCAAACCCATCACTTCGATGAGCCGCTTGAGAACGCGAGGACTCCAGTCATAGTGTTCAGGATTCGGATACGAGAACGTCAGGCGACGGCCAGTGAATTCACCGTCGTTTACAATGGTAGCGCTGGCTACGATCCGACCAGATTCGTCTTCACGTGCGCCTGGAGCTAACTCCCAGGTGTAAGTTTTCTCAGGAATGGTTTCGAGATTCGTAGAGATGTTAGAGAGATCAATGTTTTGCCAACCCAAAGGTGCGACTTCCTCCAATTTTGTCTTGCAAAGATTAGACGCTCCAGACGATAATTTCTTGTCTATGCCAACCAAAAAACGGGTCTGGACGCCTGAACAACGGGCACGAGTAGCAGCCTCGCAGAAAGCTCGCTGGGACGCTAAACGTGCCGCAACAACCACCAGCACGCAAGTCAACACGATCAGGGACTCGGAGTCCTACCGCATTGGTTATCGTGATGGCTATAAAGATGGACGAGAGGGGAGATGATCCCCTCCTGTCTGTGAACCCGTTTTTGGGGTAGTGGTACAGGGTTTCCGCAGGGCTTGTAGCCCATTGGAGGCTTGTTGAGAGGCACTACCCACCGGACCAGAACGGGTCAGAAACTGGTTGCCCGGATTTCGCAACCTCTCGCATCCTTGGCTTGCGAACCCTGTATCCACTACCCTAAAAATGGGTCGAACAGACAAAAACTTGGCCCGAGTCATATTCCCTACTTCCTCTTGGGGCCAGCGCGGCGTTGCAAAATTTCACTAGGGAACCGCGAGATCGAACTACTTGCTAAATTTCTTGCTCGACTTCTTTGCGGTTTTCTTCTTCGTTGCCATTTGACCCTCCTTTCGTAGGCTCGATTGAGTTCTTCCACTGACGCAAGGTCAGCCCGTGATAGACATAGCAATCACCACAGCACGTCCAATGTGGGCCGATGCCGTGGCATTCACAACTACACTGGGGTTGGACCATCATCGTTTCCTTTCCAGACCAGAACCATAAGCATGAGCAGGATGCCTTCGAGGGCATACGTTAGGTAGCTCACGACTTCCGCCTAAACTTCTCCCAACACTTGAGGCAGCCCTTGCCACCGTTACAGCGCGGGACTCTGATGCCCTTGTATCGTTTGTAGTTCTTGCACATTTTCATACAAAATGCTCCCCGCACACGTACTGACTGTAGTGATACCGTTCCTGCAAAGGAGGAGGCGGACCGTACTTGCGATAGCGATGTGTGTGACCGCGCCCGCAGAGGACGCACTCGTCTGACTCAAACTCATACCAGTAAGAACCAGTACGGTATTGAATCTCCGGCACACCCCAAGCTCTCATGCCACTACCGCGCTCGTGTACCCTGCTTTGATTTTCTCTAGCAGCATGTTAAACGTCCCCCTGCCCTCCGTGGGTTTCCCCTCGACGGGCTCGAAGATCTCCTCCCGATCAAGCAGCGCCTTGCTGGAACTATTGGCCCTGCACTTCGCCACGACGCCACCTTCCGGCTGCGTCACCAGGAACCTCTGGCTGTACTTCGACTTCGCATCTGCGGGATTCCGCAACGCTGTCCGCGTCCGCATCCTCAGCACAAAGTCAAACATCGCTGGCGCTCCCAGGAACATCTGCCCTGGTAGATCTGGCCCGATGAGGCTCTCCGTCCCTGGAGGATCATCCGGTCCAGCCTTGTCATACTTCTCCAGCGCTGTCACAATAATGTGCTTGTCGGGGGCAGAGTCGAACAGCCTGACGAGCAGCCTACGGGATAGTTCTCCCATGACCTGGTAGTCATCGAGCTCCGGTATCCCCTGCTTCCGCTTGTCCGACTCGCCCCTTGCCCGTGGGATCTGGAGGGCCGCTGCCTTGATGTGCTTGCGCACAACTTCGGTCCAGGAGTCCACAATCAGGCTATCTTTATCTTTGAAGATCTCTCCTGAGCAGAATTCTTCCACTTCCTTGAAAGACTGAGGTATGACAAAATCAACTGCACGATCAGCAATAGTAAGTAACCCATTACCTTGCCCTGTCTCACAAGCGCAGCACCCAGGATTAGGAGCCCCACCAGCCCAAAGAGTTTTACCAGTTCCCGGCAGTCCATATACCAGGACCTTAATCTTGAGATTATCCGCATTGACCAGTTCCTTCGTGTTTCTTATCTGCAACTACTCTGCCTCCAATGAATCGTCAACCGTGGCAGGAATGGCCTCGCAATACTCCACTTCCGGCATCCCAAGAGCCCCGCTGTCCCCGTCTTCCAACATTCTCTCCGCAATTACCTCAGCCTCTTCAGGTGAGTTTGCACTGTCTACATAGTAAGTATGGTCCTGCGTTACAGTCACAGTGACCTTATATGGTTTCTTCATTTTTCTCTTTCATGTGTAGGCGCTTGAAGAGTTTCAGTGCGCCTAAAAAGGCTTGAAAATCCTGTCGATATTCCCTGCGACCACTGGCGTGGTCCTCAAAGACAGCCGCTTCTTTATCCAGTCGGATTAGTATCCGTTTCTCTATTCGCCGTTGTGTCTCCTCCTCATAAGCAGCTTGATACGCAGAGGTTTGAAGCCAGTACTCGTCATAAAGAGACTTGGAAGTCTTCCAGTCGATGAGGGTAAGCTCACCGTCCACGTATGCAAGTTTGTCCAGCGTCCCACTGAATCTGTGTCGCCGTGAATATATACGACGTTCGACTTCCACAAGCCGAACCTCGTGCTCTCGTAACCACGCGAGAGCAGCATCGACACAGGACCTAACCGCAGTACCCTCGGCGGGAAGAAGGGGCTTCTCAGTGCTCTTGAGGTGCTTCTCAAGGAAAGAGTGAACTTCCTTGCCCACGTTGAGAGCCTCGTCCCGAACGGAACGATAGGCGCTTGTGGCCTGCTTCCATACCTGTTCGAGATAGAGATCGCTGTGAGCGACATCAGGACTAACGGCCCCCTTGCAAAGGTTAACTGCCGAGTTGACAGCCCAGGGGATTAGCCAGGGCTTATCAATCACACTGCATATGCGCGTGACCGAGGGAACCTTACGGCGTTCCTCTCCCTCGATGACGTGATACGTATGGGCCCGGTCGTTGTACTCCAGGCAAACTTCCCCACCATACAAGTGGGTGATTTCTACTTCAGCCAATAAGTCTTATCTGTTCCAGGTGTCCCCCAGTTCTTCGATGCCCCCCTCGATGGCTCCCCATGGAACGGTGATGTCATCAATGGTTTCTCGGTGTGTGCCAATGGACGAAGTGATGGTGATCCCTTCATCGTTGGCCTGGACGACGTAACCTAGCGTCTGGATTTTTGCGGTCTGTCGCGGCCTTTCGGGGTTGTATTGCCAGCCCATGTGAGACTTTGAGTCATGCCAACAGAACCTGACTGCTGTCCCAAATGGGATCTTCCGTACTCTTGCCACTGTTCCTCCAAGATTAGACGCCTGAGAAGGGTGTATCTTGTCAAGCATCTGTAGTTAATTTGATCTCCCCCGTGTGTCTCTCTCTGCCTATATATTTATTAGAAAAAAGATATATAAGAGAGAGAGCCAAAACCGTACCGCTGAGTCTACTTGTGCCTAAATTTAATTTGCATCTCCTTCAACTTAGTTGCATCTCGGTGCACGCACGATGCGAAGTATGCAGAAAAGTAGCAGGATAATGATAATTATCTTCACAGTTGTGCCTTTCCTTTCCAACGTTCTCTGAAGTCAACTTCCGGGTCCGCCACCAGGGCCTTGTGTCCCTGGCTTAGGACCTTGTCCACAAGCCTCCGCGCATTGACATCCTTCTCCTTGAATAGCTCGAACCAGTTCACGAGCTGCTTCCAGGGGATGGTCGTTCGCTTGATGTGCTCTAGCGCAACCTGCGGCTCGGCTGCTGCCAGCTTAGCCGCAGTGAGGCATAAAAAAGCATTCCTGGGATCGTAGAGCCAGCTCGCCATGGTGCGGTACTCGGTGTGGAGATGCCACGAGGGGCGATAAGCAGGATCGTATTTAAGGTGCCGCTGGACCCGCACATCTCCATAGTGCCCGTAATCCCCGGAAGATCGACGGGTCTGTGACTCATGATTCGGAAGAATGTCTAGCTGTTCCAATCGGGCGGTGATAGTATCCAGGGCCTTGACTCTCGCCTTGTGCTCATCTGTCCAGGTTTCTTCAACTAGCACCTGCTCAGGATTGTCCGGGTCACGCACGACACTGGTCTCGTGCACATATCCTTCCTTCAAGGGGGAGATGTCCAGGTGCACGTGGCCTCCCAGGGTCACGGTCCTCCCCGCCAGGCGCGACACGGCCCCGGCCTTCCACTTGTTGCCCAGGTCCAGGGAGTCTGCCCTCATCATTAGTTCCTTGAGTCTCTTAACCAAAGTAAAGGTCCCCTTCGCAGGCTGTGGCCGAAGCTCCGCCACGTACCCGCTATGGTCCCAACCGATCTGCCCCGCATGAGGCAGCTTGTGCGATAGATTCACGCCCTCTCCCGCAGCGTCAAAGACAACAAACTCAGGATCACAACCTACAAGAAATGAATTGACCACAACTTCTTCAACCTCCGGTGAAGGTACATCGCCTTCACTTCTATAGTGTCGAGCGTACAAATTTTGGGACTGGAGGAGTATGCCCAAGGGGCGACTCTGGGAAAGCTGAACCTGGGCTAGTTGGTTCCCATACGACCCCATCAGTTGATTCGTATAGGCATTCCGCCCCTCTTCAAAGCCCTGCTGAAACGCCTGCATCCCTAGTCCAAGCAAATCCCCCAGCCCGCTAAACCCTCCCATCGCGCATCCTCTCTTCCAGCCTGCGCCAACGCGAGGTCACACAATCCAAGGTCTCGCCTGACTTCTCAGCAATCTCCGGGAGGGTCATACCCTCCAGCTTGCATCGAACTAAAAACATCTCCTCTTCTTTTAAGCCCTCGGTCAGCTTCTCCAGGGCGATCTCCGCCTCCAGGCTGTCCTCGAACATCCCCGCCCCCACGTCATCCGTGAGCTCCACCTGCTGCCTGCGCATCTTGTCGCGGATCGCAGTGCGGCACAGGTTGAGTACAATGGCATGGAACCAGGTGGAGAATTTGCTATCCCCCCGGAACTTGTCAGACATGTAAAGGGCTTTGGTAATGGCCTCGTCAGCGATCTCCTGATCGCTTCGGCCTAGAGTGAGGACGCAGACACTTTCTGCGTGATAGCGCAGGGCCTTGAAGAGTTTCTCCAGCACTTGCTCGTCTTGCGTCTCGCGCCAGAGTTGAAACAGTTCGTTCTCATCGCCGCCACCAACCCCAGTGTTTGAGGTCGTAAAAGAACAAGTGGACATTAAAAGTCAACCTCTCTCCCCTGTCTCGGGGCTGAATAAATAGAAATCCTGGTAATGCGCTGTGATGTCTCATGCTGCTCTCCCTGCCTCGTGCTCCCGCTGCACCCACCACAAGGCCAACTCTACTCGATTCGAGAGACCCGTCTTGTCATAGATGCAACAGACATAATTCTTTATTGTGTTCTCTGTGGTTCCGATAGCGTTGGCCACTTCCCGGTTTGTGTTTCCGTCTGCGACCAGGCGGACGACATCTCGTTCTCGGGGAGTGAGCTCACGCTTCCCTTCGTATCTTGTAGGCACAGATCCTCCTTGTAAATCAGGACAGCCAACTTCACGCGCTTGACCCCGGTGTCAATTCCATAACGGTCGTACATATTGTTCAGGTGCTGCTTGACTGAACGGTTTGCGATTCCCAACGTCTTTGCCATGTCTCGGGTCTCGTAACCCTGGAGAAGAAGCTCGACAATCTGCCGCTCGCGGGGGGTGAGGGTGTCCCGCATCTTGTCGCGTGGCATGGTCGCGGCCAGTACTTCACGGGCGAAGGCGGTTACTGTATTTACCATCTGCCGGACTTTGGCATCGTGAAACATTGGAAGTCCGTATCTATAGCTGTCGTAATTGCGGGCTATTTCGTCGAGCTTCCATACCAATTCAAGCGCTCGCTTCTCTAGATCGTCGCTCATCGCCATCGTAGTATCTCCCCCATGAGAATAATTCCGCTGACTACGCCGAAGAATAGCCCGGCTCCTGCGGCAAACGCTGCCGCCCTAATCGCCCTTGTGTCGCTTACACTTTCGCAGTAAGTATGCAGCCCACAGAACTGGCACTTGCCAGGAATATCGCAGCCTTCGAAGTTCTCTAGATCGTCGCTCATGACGCTGGCTCCTCTGGTGTGGGTGCAGGCGCGGCCTCGAAGTAAAACGTATACGTCAATGGCAAGACGTACCCGGCACAGTATTCATGAATCATGTAAGGCGGGAGTTCGCTTACAAGAATGAATGGATAACCGCTCCAGTTTCTCAGCGCCTGCCAGAAACGCTGTTCGGGATTGTCTTCACAGTAGGCGACGAACTTAGCCAGTAATTCGCTGTTCTTGCTCACACTTCCTCCTTCGGACTCTCCACGGCAGCGCGGTCAATGGGTGCGCTCGGCTGCGGACTCTGGGCGAGAGCGCGTTCGGCAACGCAATGCAGGCACACGTAATCAGGCACCGACCAGTCTTCAGTGTGCTCCAGACGCTCGGCTATTTTCTGCAACGCTTCCCGCAGTTGCGCGTTCTCAGCGGAGAGAGCGGCCCGGCCAGCTTGCCATGCTTTATACGCCAGCTCTGTCGCAAACAGCCAGTATGTACCCTCATTATCCGGGTCTGTTGCGATGGCCAGTTTTTCAGTCTTGGCCCACTTCTCAAACTCCGCTCGGCTCGCTTCCTGTACCTCGGTAGGCTCAGTCATCTCCGTCCCTCCCTCTCATCGACCTTCAGACTGCGAACTCAGTGATGGCCCTTCAATCGGCGGCGGACATTGTTTATGGGAATGCTGCCTCTCGTAGTCTGGATTGTGTGAGGGCAGTATTGGCGCTTTACCCGCTATGATGGCATCGACTAATCTCCTTGCCGCCTCCTCCTGTGTCGCGCCGTGCTCTGCCCAAAAACCCTTCGCCCCGTCTTCGATATATATCCTGTGGCAGTCGTCCATACATAAGTTAGCTTGAAATTGCGCGTTCGGATCGTCCTGCCAATCCACACAAAATATCCAATAGTGCATGTGACGCGCCTTAGCGAGTTGGATCAATTCCGCGATTCCGTTTCGTTGTTTAGCAAATACCGTTACCGACAACAACAGACAAGTCAGCATCAATTTGATAATTTTCATCGACCCCCCTCTGCTGCTACGCTCCCTTCTGCCGCCCTTCTACTCGCTGCCATGTCTGCCTCCAGCAGAATACCTACTCACTCACGTGTAACTATCCATGTCATCAATGTAATCATCGTCGCAATCTCCCACGACGGAAGCCACGCTGTCGCCTGCCGCTACCAGATCATCGTCCGCCACTTCCTCGATGAAGCACCGATCACAGGCAGGAATCAACACCCCTCCCACAGACACCCACAGTACTTCCGTAAACGCCTTGCACTTCTGGCAGAAGTAACTGTCTCCGTCATTCCTCGACACTTGCCTGAGATGCGACGTTCCCGGAATAGGGGGTGAGAGAACTCTCGTAGTATCGGATGGTCCTGATGGGGACGCTGTCGAGGTCCCATGTAAATCTCTCTCGTCCTGGTGGTGGTGTCGGGGTGGCGGCAACTGAATTGTCATCTCTTTCTCTCCTTTTAAGTGGCACGTTCAGCCTGTACTTCCTGGCGAAGTGCATATAACGGCTGTTCTTCACATGCACACGCGAGGGCTCGCGGAATACCCACATACCCTTCCTGGCATAGCTCAGCCTATCCATGTACCACCGCGCACGTTCCCACCAGGGCCACTTCTTAAAGCCCTCTGGATAATCCTCCGGCTTCAGGAACGGCGTCAGGTACTTCTCCACGCTCGCCATGAGTATGGCCTTGGCCCTGCCCCCGGCGTACTTCCTGCCCTCGATGTCTATTACAAAACGAACTTTGTTCGGCATAAGCTAATCTACCAGTCCCTTGGTGAGTTCATACCGCAACTGCTCGGCCCTTCTCATGGCTTCTTCCCGAGGGTTGTACCAATCCCAATAGAGATTCCCAACCCTCACCCAGCCACCGCGCCCATCTTCGGGCACTTCTACTTCAACCATTGCTCGGATGCGTCTCCGCAGCACCCTTGCGTCTACGGTATCCGCCATTGACCCACCTCACAATGTGCTCCGCAAGAGACGTGATGCCCTGCCGCCGATCTTGCACACCTGGGGCGGTGTTGACCTCCAGGACAAACATCCTATCGTCCATGCTGTGGATGATGTCCACGGCCCCGAAGTCCAGGTCCATCGCCTCGACCGCCGCTGACCCGAGGTCCTTCAGCGCTTGCGGTGCATTATCGTAAAATCTAAACGCAAAACCGTGTCCCCAGTTCCACCCGATGCCCGCCGTTCGTCCAACACCGTATCTTTCAGGGTACTGCATAACTTTCTCATACACTGCGATAGGTCTCCGGCGATACGCCCAGACTCGATACTCTCGTTGCCTCGGGATATACTGTACGAAATAATCACAAGCACCTCCTTGTGTGCGCCATGTGAACTCCACATCATTCTGGAGTATTGGCACGATGTCCTTCGCCTTCGAGTGCTTGAACTTGCGCCCTAAGATGGGGAAGGAAAGTGGCTGGCCATTCGTCCACCCGCCATTCGTGCTCCAGGTATTATGTGGAGGCACAAGAACTCCTCTGCTGTGCAGGCGCTGGAGTTCCTGGAATTTGTTTAGCCTGCCTGCATTGCCATTGAGCACGGGCACCGAAGCAGCCACGGGGACGCCATAAGAAACTATGGCTTCCCCCGGTGTGCCGATCTGTATCCCTTGCTCTTGTAGGAGCTGCCCCAACAGTCTCCCGGTGTCCCCTTTTACTGCGCGAAGTTCGATCACAAAGACTCCTTAAAGTTGTTTCGACCAGAACTCAACCACGTGTTTCTCCATGTAGTTTGAAGCAAAGCTCCCGGTCGTCTTCCATCCTTGTTTCAGTAGCAAGGTGCGCTCGACGATGTTGTCCTCACGTACTGTGGCAACGAGCACTTCTGCCCCTGCCTTTCGTGCGATCTCTTCTCGGTAGCTCGCCATGAGCGTGCCGATCCCACGCCCTCGTTGAAAGCGGCTGACACTCACCTCGTGCGACACCAGAATCAAGTCGTTCCCTGGCATTGGAGCCAGGGCAAAGTTGCACAGACAGAAGCCATTACTTTCCCCTTCACGAACCATGATGCTGGCGTGAAAGTTGTCTCCTGCCGAGTTGGTGGTCAGCCTGAGATTCTCTGGCCTGATGTAAGTAAGCCTTGCGATGGTCCGCAAGGCTTCCTCGTTGAGTACCTCTTTCGTCTTTTCGTCGAGTGTGTAGATCACGCCTTCAACTCCTTGACTGCGAGGAATGTATTACAACCAGTGCAAACCAGTTCCCAGAGGGGCTGGTTCTTCTGGCTGTGCGTAAGACTCACGTACTTTTTGCACCCCGGACACTCCACTACATCCAAGGTCTTCTCGTCGTAGTACCGTGTGCGATGACTACGATAGTTGTCGTGCAGCTTCCCATAGTCCGGGGCAGTGTAGAACTTCGCCACCCGGAACTCGTCATGCCACTCCAGCCCACGTTCCCCGAACATGTAGATCGAGTCGTTGTTCATGGTGATAAAGGCCAGGTCCGCCCGATTGGGCTGCATGAGCAACCCATGCCGCTCTACGAACGGCCTCATGGCATTATGTATCGCCTGCTTTTCACTACTCCACACCAGCAAGTTCGGCGTGCTCGCCAGCACGAGCGGGCTCCCGCTGCGTGCCAGGACCAGCTTGCCTGGATACGCATTGGCAATGGCTGCGATGGCCACGGAACCTGAGATCTTCCTCAAGGCCCGCAGACCCTTCATCGTAAAGCCCCCCTCATCGAGGATCGCCCGCAGGATGTCGCTGTCCACGTCTGCCTTCCGGTCCAGCGAAAGCTCCCGGAACAACGTGTCATCGTTGTGAATCATGCCGTTGTGCACCACTGCCACGTTCCCGGCAAACACAGGATGATTATTGGCGTTGTCCTTCGGGTTGCCTTGCGTCGCTGCTCTTGTGTGCCCCAGGAAGATCTCGGTCTCTTCCCTCAGGTGAGCTGTAAGAAACTCCTTATACGCCCGGCTCCTCACGAAGTGATTCGCAGGCTCGTCCTGCTTGAGCACCTGGACTTCTTCGCCAGGATTTTGCAAGGCCATCCCCGTGGCGTCCAGCCCACGTCTCTCATTCGCGCAGAGAAGCGTGGTGATCTTCTCCTCGGTTATAGGTTCGTCGCCAAAGCGGCGGATGCCGCAGATTCCACACATGACTGTTCTCCTCGTCCGCTCCAGGCATATCCCTGGATTTCGGCTTTCTCTCGCTCGGATAGCTCTCCGAAAAACTTCCATTTGTACTGCTGCATCCAGGAAAGGTGCTTTGCCTTATTCTGGTGTTTGATAACCCACTTGCGAAATCCGGTTACGTACATACTGCTTTTCCTTGTGTTGCAGAGAGCACAAGCCGGGACCAGGTTCTGTTGGTACTGATGTCTCGTCCAACCCCTGGGTAAGTACACCCTCGGTACTTGGTGATCTCTGGTTGTGGCAGGTTGCCCACAATACCAGCAGGGTTTCCCCCTTACATAAGACTTCATGGCGCGGTCCCCAAAGAAAAGGGGCAAGATGTACTATCCTCGCCCCCCAGAGTCGAAGCAGCTACTACTCCAAGTCTTTGCTTGGGTATTCGTACAACACTTTGCCCTTGAATCTGACAGGAGCGGGAACATATTGGGATTTCCACTCCTTCAGACTGTCGCGGTGAACTTTTTTTATGTCCCAGATAGGCAACACTCCGTTGAGTAATGCCTTCTTCATCTTGTGGAACCGCTCGCCTTCGCGCCAGTCGGCACCAATGGAGATGTGCTTTCCTCCATCTGCCTCGAAGGTCTTGACCGAAAACGGGAACCTGGTCTGCCAGCCAGAGGGCAGGTACTTCACCAGGCTCCTGGACAACATCAACGGATGCACGCCTCTTGTATGCCCTTGTATGGACATCTTCAATTCCTTGTGGTAGCAGATGTCCCAGATCATCTCGCCCAGGCCCTTGGCTTGGTGAGTATTGGCCGTAGCCAGCGCCAGGGCATAGCCATCCGGCAACACAGTCGGGTGCCAGGTAGCTGTCGGCGTCCTCGCAGGAATGGGCACGCCCGAAAAGAGATGGTCAAACATGTCCCGGACATCCTGCTCACTGGGAGCGATGCTCAAAGGCACAACCTTCACGGGCGTCTTCTCTGTCGGGGTCGTGATCCCCCAGCGTCCCTTGAAGTCCCAGCCCACATGCCTCGGGAACCCGCCGCGCTTAATTAGGTACAGCGCCAGCAGAGCGTCATCGTCCGTGTCCTTGAAGTACGCCAGGAGGTTCCGCAACTTGGCCGCAAGTACCGTAGGATTAGTTCCGTTCCCCGATCTCGTCACCAGCCCTGGGCAATGCACACACAGCTTCGCCAGGGTGATGCTGATAAAGGCCAGCGCTGGGCTGTCTAGCCAGCTCGGAAACGTGCGGTACTCATAGCCGTGGGTCTGTAGCCTAAAGTCCCCCGGCATCCCGTAATGCTGGCCCAGTCGATCCCCGCCTCGCCTCTCGGCCATCTCTCGCGTGGGATAGACGCCCATGCCAAGCAGATCCTCGGTGAGATTGTCCAGGGCACGGACCTCATCGGCTCTCGTGGGCCGCTTGCGTCCCATGTGCACATGCCCGCCAATCCCGTCACCAAAGACAAATGCCCCACAGCGCCATTGGTACGTCGTAATACCTTCCACTAAGGTGGACATCCACCTCAGGGTGCTCAGAATGCTCGCGCACACACGCAGCGCACACCGGCTCGGGTGAGGCCGAATCTCTGCCAGTCGCCCGTTGTTGTCTGCGCCAAACGCTGGCCCTTGTTGCAAGCCCAGGTGATGTGCATCCACCCGAGAATCCTCATCTCTCGTCAGCCCACTGCTCACGAACACGAACTCCGGGTCAGCTCCCAGCTTGAAGCGATTCACATACCGCCTCTGCGGGCCGAACTCGGGCAACTTCTGGAGCCGTTTCAACCAGCTCTCTAGCTTCTGGTCGGAGACCGTGTAGCCCAACGGGAACGCACGGTGGATTCCCTCCGGCGCAGAGATCCCGTGGCTGATGGCCACCCGATAAAAGGCATCCTTGAGTTTCACAAGTTCGCTCATAGTTCGGTCCTCGGCTCCAAGTGCACCAGCCCTCCACAAGAAGAACAAATCACGTAGGGAAATGGCATCGAATTCACGGATGTTTCATGCACGCTGCCACACACGCTACAAGCTCCCCACATCCCTCCTACTTCTTCTGCGGCAGTAACCCCGTCCAGCTCGTAGATCTCCCCGTCTACATGTTGCTCAGCCATCTTTTGAACTCCCGTAACTGCTGTATGGTCAACTTGGCCATAGGCCCATAGACTCTCTTTATTTGGTGTTCGTGACGAACTTTCTTGATCTGAAACGGCTCCCTCATCCAGGACAAGGACTGCAACCGCTGCCAAGGATGGTAGTAGTTCCATAAGGTCTGGCTGGCTGCTGACACGGGCATATCCAGCCCCGCGATCCGCCCCCATGAGGCTGAGTTGGAGATAATGTTCTCCCGGTCGAACTCGTAGAGGTAAACGGTTTTGTCCTGCGAGATCCGTAACACTTTCTCCCAAAGCTGGCGCGTGGGCTTGCCTAGATAGGTAAACTGACGCTGTCTACCACTCCCTGCAAGCACCAGCACCCTAGTGGGATAGTTCCCAGGGAATGGCTTGGGCTTTGTGCCAGTCATGCTCATTCCCCGCAACTGCGCGAGCGCCATCTTCACTACGATTTTCGGTGTAAACTTCTTCATGTTTTCGCCTTCTTTGCCGAAAGCTCCTTGAATGCCTGCCACAGCGTCCACACGGTCGTGGAGAAACACTGCACCCGCTTGATCTCGTTATTCCCGTTCCTGGTCCACACCCAATAGCTCGGACTCAATCCGTGCATTGGCCCTGGCTCGACGTAGATTCCGTGTCGTTCAAGCCAGAACTGTTGAATAATGTTGAGTGACGAACCTGATGAAGTGTCATCTCCAGTGGCAGCCATCTGTCCATGTCGAACTTCCATCGCTCCTGACATGATCCTCCGCACAGGGGAACTCCCCATTTCTGTTTCTTCGTATAGTCCTTGCAAACAACGCACTTGCCCTTTTCAAGGAGCTCCTTGTACGTATTGACGAGCAGCACGTTGCAGTTCCACCAGGATTTCTTGCTGTCGTGCTTGTGCAGGAATCTCTCTGCTCCGCCGTGGCATACCGTTCTACATGCCCGGCAGACGGAGAACGTCCCGTACTCTTGAGCCACCCCAATCCAGAACCGATATTCCCAGTTCTTCAGGTTCCCAGGCTTCGGGTTAAAGGCCGTCGTGACCTTCACGAAGCCCATCGGGGTGAACTTTTGCGGCGTACTCCTATTGCACCAGGTACAGATCCAGATCCCATTTCGCAAGATCTTGGCCGAGGAACCATACGGCAACTTGCACAACGGACATCTATCGTCCGTGTCATATCGCCCTCGGGTCTTCTCCCAATGCGTGGCCTCCCTGGCCCTGACGGGCATCTGGGGCTGGCGTGCCCCGTAGGGATACACGATGTTTCTGATTACCCAGAAGGGGACTTTCATGTCTCTCCTAGTTCACGAACGAAACTTCGATTCCGTTTTCAGCAAAAAGTCGAGTAATGTTTTTTTCCCGGTCAGCGTCATGCAGCGACGGGTCGTCATTCGTTGCCATTAGGTGGTCACCGACAAAAGAGCTGGAGAGCCCCTCGTCGTCGAAGAGAAAAGACATTTGTGTGGGACTATCCAACAAGTCCCGAGGCGAAACCACGCCTAGAATCTGATCCTCCCTCAACCCACACGCCAACGAGAAGAAGCCCAAGCAGCACATCTTCCTGTCAGATTTGCGCAAGAGATAGGACCTATGTCCTCCTTCTCCCCTCAACCACTGCTTGCGATCAATGACGAGTTTCATAATGCTTTAGTTCCTTCCTACGGACACATGTACTCGTATGCTTTGGTTTCCCGTTCTTCCCCACATTGAGCGCACACATCCATTTCGTATTGCCGAGTTCGTTGCTCGTCGGTACGCGGGTCATACGGGCCTAGCTTGGGGTGCGTTATGGTGCGATTCAAGCAGCACATCACCCATCTATGTAGACCGAACCTGCACCAGTTCACTGTTCCCTCAATTCCTCCACCGCCACAACCTGGCTGGTGTAAACCAATCTCCCTGCGGTCGCACCCAGCATCTTCCCCAACTCCCTGAGGCTCTCATCTCTCGCCTCCATCACCATGCCGACGCGCTTGCCCACAACGGGCTCATCGCAAAGAATGAACGTCCCACTCTCGTCTCTCAACTCCCCGCTTTCAGTCGTCTTCTGGAGTCTCACCCACGTCTTAGCTGCGTGGTCAATTAGGTACTGGCTCCCTGTCTCAGTCGTTACGAGCTGTTTCATGTGCCTCCCCCTAAAAAATTTAAGACCTGGGGAGAGGAGGCCTAAACACGCCCCTTCACCCAGGTCGTTTCACAGGGAGTTGAGCTTATCGTGCGCCAAGTGGCGAGCGGCAAGAAGGCCCCTCCTTGTCAAACTCCACCTGTCTCCCTGTATTGGCATAGGCCCACTTAGTGGACGCTGTCCAGGTCGCACTAGAACGCAGTGTTACCGCGAGGTCTTTTTTCTCCTCGCCTTGCGTCCGCTGCGATTGCTCGCAGATACTTTGCGTGCTGCCAACAGGGGCATGGTCTTCATGCCCTTGGCGAACATGGTAATGACGTTCCCGCTCCGCCCCTTGAAGGTGCCGAGTGCTACATAACCCGCCTTGACGGCGGCCTTCTGGGCAGCGAGCTGGTTGTCGTTCAACGTAATGAGCTTGCAAGGGGCGCTGTCTTCGGAATCCTCAATGGATGCAACGATGACCTTGATGGCCTCTTCTTCATTCGTGACCAGGTTGTCATCTTTCAGGCTCTCGATCTCGTCTTTGTCTTCAGAGATCTGTTGTTTCAAATCCGCGTCGCTCGGGAAGGTGTAGATCACCTCCACCCCGCAACATCCTGGAAAATCGTCTCGATTGATTTCCGTCTCCATATTTCTCCTCTTCTTTGTGAATGTCTCCTCCCGGCAGAACCGTGAGGCCTACAAAACCGTGCTCTACATCCGCAGAAAGCATGTTCCCACTCCTGTGCATAAAAAAGGCCACTATTTCAAGTGGCCTTTATTCTGCGTAGGCGCTGGGCTACTTCGGCGCAGCCTGCAAGTTGGATGGAGGCGACGGGAGCACAGGTATCAGTACCTGGACTTCTCCGTCACAGGCACTTTCCGCACCTCCTGTTCCGACATCCGAGACGTTGTAGAAGATCGTCTGGCCGTCAGTGAGGCCCACTGTGTCCACATACTGAAGGGCGTTGATTCCCGTGGCGTAGGGCGTCGGGGAGCCATTGCAAACTCCCTTGGCCGTGCCCTTATAGATGTTGTACGTCACACCTGGTGTCGTGGAAGCGTTCCACGAGAGTGTGACGGAATGTTGTCCAGGGGTATTGGCAAACGCCATCCCTCCCAAAGCAAGTACAACAAGCAAGCGTTTAATCATTTCTTCCTCTTATTGTGGTCCTTGACATGATCCAACAACTTCTCCCAGCGCTTAAACTTCTTCTCGCAATGCCCGCAACGATGTAGTCTTTTCTTGGCCACCTCATCTCCCCTCGTGCACTGAGTAAGCCACCGCAGCACTCTCAGTGCCGATCAGTGCCCATTTGAAAATCTTGGCCGCTCGCTTATGCCCGTGCTTGTTCAGCTCATGCGTAGCGAGGATCTCCAGCCCCAGGTCGGCTGCACATGAGCCGTACCCAATCGCTGGTCCATGCGTAACAAATGGACGGGCTATGGGGTTTATCTCCCGATAGCCCCCTCTGTCCAGGCGCTGCATTGTGAGCTGGCAATCTGTGGCCGTCAGGGCCATCAACAGGGCGAGTGTCTTCATCGCTTGAATCCAAGAACTGTAAGGGCCTCTTGTATCTGGGCATCTCGCTTCGCCTTCGCTGCCTCAATGCGTTGTATTTCTTCTTCGCGGCACTTGGGGCAGAGGTAAGATAGAGAAGCGTAATCAGATGCCACATACTGCATCTTCACCCCATGCTTGCAGCAGTAGCCATTCCTAGCGAGCACATTGAGGGCTTCATCACGATTCATAAGTTCTCCCCACTACCCAAAAACGGGTCACACAGACCCAAGTTCCTTTTATCCCCGCGAACCCCGGCATCTCCAGAGCGTATGCAAATCCCCGCCCTATCCGTAAAGAACTTCTCCGACAAACTTTGTTCCTTGTTTAACGGGACGCCCGGAGTAAAGGGGTACTAATCGGTGATATAAGCTCCCCGATTTCCCCCACCCATACGGTTTTCACCAAGGGCCTACCTACGTCGCCCACAGAGGGAACAAACTGATTGCCGTGCCCATCCAATCCAGACAGGAGACAAGATGTCCTGTTCTAGAGAAGCACAAAACGAGAGCGAGCTTATGATCGCCCACTCCCATACTTCCCCCGGCCCGTCCGAGCCGCGAACCTGGACTCCTTGCCTCGAAAAGCAAGGCCCGTGTCGCTCGGTTGCCGGGGTTCTGCGAAGAACTTAATAGAAAATTCCATTCCAATTCTGATTGTCGTAATACGTTTCATACTGCGGCTTGGGATCTGTCTTGACCTTCACCAGGACATCCTCACAGCTTTTCCTGCCGCAACAGGGCACATGGCCCTTGGCCAAATGAAACGCAGGTCTGGCACAGCCCCGGCAGATAAACCTTGGCAATTTCCCCCTGCCTTTACAGGTCACACAAATGGGATCTTGCTTCTGGTATCTCGGGTCCACTCGTGTCCCAAGCCCTCTACAAATGGGACACACGTCCACTACGATTTCTTTGCCAGTCGCTTGCTCGCTAGAATTCCCCATTGACCCTCGTTCTCCACAAGGCGCTGGTCCCAATAAACCCTGCGCCCGTTTTTATCCACCTTCCCAAACATATCCAGCTTCCAATTCCCCTCGATGTCCGTGGGATCAGGAATGACATGCTCAACACCCTTGAGAATAGTTTCCATTGCCAACGTGATCGTTGGGGAGGCAACACCCTCCGCGTGCGGGAAATTTGTGTACGTCAACAGCGCCGCGAGCACCTTGGAATTAGTCGCAATCATCTCGCGGGCCGCAGCCACGTCGCACGTGTTAATCACCTTCCGCACATCCGCCGCATTGGCCTTCCAGAGCAAATCACACAGGCCAAGCCGCCCGAAGTTCAGGGCCACACGGAACAGCTCCATTGTCAAGTGACCAATCGCCGGATGGCACAACCAGAAGTTGCTCAACGTGCGGTATTCAATGCCATACGCAGGCAATCTATACTCGCCCGCGAGACCGTAGAATCTCCGCCGAATTGGATTGTCGATATTGGCAGCCATGCTGACCGCGCATACACCCAGGACCGCATCCAACGAACGCACGGTCCGCGACACAATATCGTCATTCGTCGGGATCACACCATAGGTCAAATGTCCACCCGCGAATCTGTACTGCAACCGCCTGGGCTCCGCGACTTCCTGCCCCTTGTCGCCATAGATATTCCGGCTGGGCGTGCATCCCAGGATCACGTACTTCTCGTCGAGCTCCGCGAGCGTAGATAGGGGAATCTCAACCACATTCTCCAAGGACAACTTCGCATTTGCGTGCTTCTTCCGCGCCGCACTCAATGTGCGATACAAGCCCTCACGTATGTTGTACGTGACTGATTCCAGGCAATTTGCGGGATTCACATTGAACTCCGCCTGGAAGCCATCCCAAAATGCACGCGCACCCACGCCCACACCGTCAGGAGCTCCGCCTTCCTGCATTTTGGCCACACGCTTCTGGAACTCCTGCTGACTCCCCTCATTACTCTCCAGGAAATCAAACGCATTGAGCACCTGGTCGCCCACCTTCACGAAGATCTCCGGGTCGCTTCCTGTGGTCCAGGCCGTGCCTTTCCGCATGACATACTTCCCATTCAAAAGCGAATCTGCCAGCCTGCTCTGCAATTCCTTGGTCCGCTCTTCAGGGAGCACCTTCCAGGGCATAGTTGCCGGAATCTTGTTTGGCACAGTCATCGCAGCAATCGTGTTGTTGTGGCCGTGCAACACGTGCAATTCCGGCCACACATAGGACGTGTTTATTTTGCCCGTGTGATCGTAGGTGCCCTCTGCACCCATAACCAGGGCCTCACGTCCCCCGAAGTATCCCGCGCCCCACTCGGGCGGGACCTCCACCGCAGTACCTGGGGGAATATCCTTAAATGGAATCTTGTTGCTCATGGTACTCAATGTCCTTTCCCAGTGACTTCAAATCTCTTGTGAAAGCACAGTTGAACCAGATCAGCCGCGAACTCAATGCACGTATGATGTACTTGATACGCGGCCATCACCTGCTCAACCCATTTGCGGTCTTCAACAAGGCTAAGCACATCTTTCAACGTAGCCTTGTATAGTTTGAGTTGCAGCTTCTCCATGACCATCTTGGCTGCCCCCTTGGCATACTGCTCTCTTTCATGCTGTCGTCTCACCAAGTTGTGCCAAGCGACTTGTTCAGGAGTACCTTCTTGCAGCAAACGTTCATCGGTTACTGTCCTGAGCCCATGCACGAATTTTCCCCTTGAGCGAAGTGCCCTCCCGAGAGCGAGCCCAAAAACCGTCGCACGTTCACGTCTTTTGGGCGTAAAAAAGGCCATAGGCAAACCCCTTCTGCCTATGGCCTCTTCGCTCTGGGGGAGAGACCTCCAGGTTTCCCTAGAGGCGGGTTCTTATAGAACCCTCACAATGGACCTAATCCACTGTGAGCGTTCCACTGGAACGCCCGACGACTAGCACGGATAATTGCACCCGCAATAAGTGCGGGTGAGTCAAAACGAGGAAGGTACGTACCCAAGTTCGGATAGGTGCCCTCTCCTTCCAGATGGGAGCTTATGCCGCTCCCTGGCGTATTACCTCGTTTTATGAGGCCGAACAAAACAGCCACTTTTCTTGCAATCATGCTTTGCCAGTGGCCGCTTCTTCAGGCGTGTAAAAAGCCTCTTGAGCAATTTCATGAATAGCTCCCATCAAAAAAGGGAACGGAGAATGTCCGTTCCCTTTTATGTCGTTAGCTATTGCTACTCTACGGCGTGTGTGACCCCGGCAACATCTGCACCAGCTCATGCTGCACAGAGCGCCTAAGCGCCCTCTGCTTGATGTCATCCAGGGAAACCACCACCAGCAGCAACAACAAAACCACCGCAATCCACTTCATCGCTTCCCTCCTAATTGCGAGTACAATACGCTTTCGCAGGGGCGCTTGCATAGTGGGTTAATTCCAGCGCTATACCAATCGGGTGCCAATTCCCTGTCGGGGTGAATCTATACAGGGTTTGGTCATACGACCATCCCCATACTGACGCTTCCCCTGACGGCGCTTCCACACTGCCCGGATTCCAGTTCGGTGGCGTGTGCGCAGCATCGCACCACGTGGCCACCGGATACCAGCACCCATAGCCATCGCACGTGATTGCGAGACCTGTTCTTTGCAGCACATCCACCGCACTCTCGATGTACGTGTTCAAATTAAAGTACTGTGTCCCGGACTTGCATATCGCGCCGCCTGTATAGGCAATCGCATACGTCACCGAGCCCGCGTAAACAGTCCCTTGAACCATTTTCCCTTGCAAGGCGTTGTTCGTAGCCCGCATGGCCTGCATGTTGCTGTCCCAATATCCGTTCACCGCAACACCGTTGACCGTAAACGTCAGCGCCGTAGGCGTTGCATAGCACGTCCAGGGAATGCAGGTGTTACCGTTGCAGTACTCGGTGTCCTCGGAGCCGCCGAATACATCAAACTCAAATACATCCGACGGGAAATCACTCCCCGAAGAAACGATCTGCGTACTTGTGGGCGGCGTCACCTCTTGCTGCCCTTGAGCGGCCATCACGAAGATCCCAAGTATCAACGAAACTAACACTCCACACCATCGCGTCATTTTGTCGCTCCTATATGCCTAGATTAGGCCGATAAAATCCAGAGCCCGAAGAGGCATTTAGGAGTCCCCCAGGTTCAGAGAACTTAATCCCATTCCCTGGGGGGTGCGTTGCGAGCAGCAACAACGTCGAGATTATCTTGGCCACTTTCCTTTGGTCACCATGATGCCGCGTACAATGTCGGCTACATGTTGTGGGTCCGCCAAACGCTCTTGCCATACAGCTAATGCCTTCCTGGCCTCTCTACGCAACTGCCGTTTGGAAACGTGGCGAGTTGCCCGATGTTGAAATATGCCTGCTCGCATATTGCCTCCTGTTAATGTGTTTCTAGTGCTAACCAACCCTAACTCGAAGGATTCATAACTTCGTGGCAAACTGCATGACACTCGCCACAACAACCTGCGTCCGCCGGACAGCGACACCCATTGCCATATTCGTCATCATTTGTGTATCCGTCCCATGGACAGCTAGGACAGAACCCTTCGTCGTGACAAACAGGGCATGTCATTTCGCTTTTCACTCAAATCCCTCCCACCGCTGATTCTTGCCCTCGCCCATGGTCCGCACCATACTGCCCGGCTGCGCCATACGCTTCTTGGCCTCACCCTCGCTAATCACTCTCCACTTGAGCTGCGAATCACCCGTGTCCATGTACCTATGGCGTCTCGCGCCCTCTTTGGGCTGGCTCCATAGCCATCGCGTCGTTTTCCATTTCTGCTCAATACGATCAATCTCGCCCTGGAGGAAATCATCCAGTCTCTTGTACTCGCAGCCCTCTATGGGACGCATCCCAGGAGGCAATGTCCCCAATTTCGACCTGAGGAACCATTTGCGGACACGGCTGCGCCCATCCTCGAAGCTCTTTAGCTCCGTTTCGTATTCCTCTTTGGACTTGTAGATCTTGCTCATCGCTTGTTCCACTCCTTGAGAAGGTGTCCCACAAACGCGGGCCAGAGCATATCCATTCCCTTGCCCCATTGGCTCCAACCACACGAACAACTCGCCAGCGATGGGTTTCTCTCGCGTCCATCCATCGTAAACACGGGGACGTGTTGTAGCATGAACTTCACGGGTATATTCACGTCTAGTTCTTTACCCATTGGGATGTGCCTCCGCGGCTTTCGCCAAACGATCACCGTACGTTTGTCTAAACACGGTTCGCAGCTAAAATATGTCGCCTCGCCCTCTGGGCGCATCCAAGTAGCAGGTTCCTTGTGGCAATCGTCACACAGTAAACTCGAAGGTTCGATTTTGATCCAAGCCATATCGTCCTTCCCTACAACACGCGATTAAGTTCTCTCCACCGCCCCCAAGTGCGAGTCGCTCTGTGCGACCCGTTTTTCGGGTAGTGCTAGAACAAGCTCTTGCCCATAGGGCACCACAACCCAGTCATCCATATGTGTCTTGGTATGTCCCGCAAGGTTGCGCATCATATCTCTCGCAACCTCCAAGGACATGTAGGAGGCCGACAATCTCCGCCAGCCCCCTGTTCGCAACTTAAGCGCGAGCTGATACATTACGGCTCCTCTTGGTCGGCATGGGATTCGCCAACAAGGCGAATTTCCCTCGTGTCTCATGCCCATTGATGCACTTCACGGTCCCAAGACGGTAATTCCCATCCGTCTTGACCAGTCTCCAATGCGAGAAACAATGCACAATCTGTGTCCCGTGCTTCTCAACCACCTTGCGACACGCAAACTTCGCCAGACGTAGTTCCTTGTTCATGACTCTCTCCCAGGCGTACCGTGTGGGGCCAATCCTCGCAGTGCTCTTACCTGGTTGGCCCTCGTGATTAGCTTCGTGGCATTCTCATGCCATCTATCCAGCATGTTGCGATCTACCACACGTGAGACACGCTCCACTAGCGTGTGCTCTCGCTTGGCATTCGTTTCCTCCACGTGGCGCTGAAGCACCACGGGATCGAAATTGCTCATAACGCTCTCCTGAGGCGAGTAGCCTCACACAGGGGCGCATATAGCGCCCTAGTGCGCGATCACTCGCACAAGCTCATAAAGCCCGTACCACATCCACGCGCTCACGATGCACGCCATGACGAACTTGGGATTCATGGCTTCTCCCGCGTTATTGGGTCGTTGTCGTAGGAATACCCCTGATCGTTGATCTTGCGCCTGATGGAATCGAACACCACGCGCGCTTCTCCCTCAACCCGCGTCCTCCACAACCCAACGTCATGGACGATCATCGGATCTCTGTGAGGATTAGCCTCATCCCTCTGCAAGAGAGTCAGCTTGATGATGTAGCGAGGCTTCTTCATGGCAGCCTCCCAAGAACATGCACAACAAGCTCCGCCAGAACCGCAATACTTGCGAGTACTACGAGAACTTTCAAGCCGTACATGGGTCGTCCCTCCATGTCTCGCAAGATGACCTGAACTCCATGTAGACGTTCGTCATCGCGCTCATGTCCCCAAACTCTACGTATCTGTCCCACGCATCTAGCACGTTCTCCTCGCACATCATGAGAGCCGCTTGCAGGCCCTTGGGATCACGCTCAAGCTCGTGCTCGTAATCCCCCTTGTGCAAATCATGCGTGCGACTTGCGAGCGGGTGGAAAAAGCGCGGGTGAGCGTATGCCCACCCGCATGGGAGAGAACTACTCTGCGAGGCTGTTCAGGCGTTCGAGCGCGGCGATGTCGTCGGCGCTCACGGTTTGCTGCGTGCGCAAGGCGTCGGCGTACTTGGCCATGTCGGCATTGCCGGACTTGCTCGCCTTGGCCGCAATGCGCTCAAGGGCTTTCTGCTCACGGGGGGTGAGCTTGAATTTCCCGTCTGCACGGGCAGCCGTGCGCTTGTTAATACTTATCCCGATCTGGTACGACTCGCCCGTGTTGGTATCTAGCACGGCGATGTTGTGCGCTCGGGTAGTAAACCCATACGGGCGTTCTTCCGCCTGCGTCCAGTCCACGCACGCAAGTAATACTTCCGCAACCGTGAGGCGGTCGAGGGCACCATTGGGCGGTTCAGTCGTGTTCGTAATCTTCAACGCGGGTTGTTTCTTGTCGTCCATACTCGCAATCTCCTGTAGGGCCTAAGCCCGGATGTGCTTGGCCGTTTGGCCGAGCCGCCGAACTCCCTGTCCTCCAGGGTCCAAAGTAAGTGGCCTGTTTTCAAGCACTTGCAGAAATCCGGCCCAAGTCCTTGATTCCAAAGGACTTATCTCCTCCTGCGTGCGTACACCCGCTTGTACGCAAGTGCCCGCGTATCACGGGCGTGCGCAGATTAACTAAATCAGGCGCGGGCGCACCCATATGCGCGTGCGTGCGTATGTCATTGATTGCGCGTGCGAGCGCGTATGTTTAGGCTTGTCGCCAGGCGGGTGGCCTTATCATCTTGGATGGGACCCATCGTCTACAAAATTTTAGAAACTTAGAACTAACTCATTGATTCTAAAGGGGGGCGGCAGAACTGAGGCGGGGGTCCTATAAGTCCTTTATAATGAGTGGAATGACACTTTTTCTCTAAATGGTTTATTTTCAACAAACTAAAAATGTCTCTCTCTCTACCCCCCTTATATATTAGGAGAAAGATATAGAAGAGAGAGAGACAGAATCGTACCGCTGAGTGCATTTTGAAGGAAAAGATCCCCCAACTTATTGATAATAGGAGGTTTAGACTTGAGCACAACAAGTAAGTATATGAAAACAAAGCAAATATAATTTTGCATAATGTGACAAGAAATGCCCTCCTGTGGCGTCTAATCTACGCGAGCCTAAGTTGCCCTCCAAGCCCTACACACCCCCCGCCTGGTATCGACCCGCAGCAGAGCTGATGGCCCGCAATAGCCTCTCCCTCAAGCAGGCCGTCAGCGAGCTGAAAGTCCAGATCACCCCTGAAGAGTGCGAACTCGTCTCTCGTAGGAAGGAATTCCAACAAATACTCCGTGAAGAACGAAACAAGTTCCACACGGAAGTTGCCGATCAGCCAGGACGCAACAAGTCCACGGCCCTCGGCATGATGCAAGTCGCCATCGAGAAGCTCATGGTTGAAGGGGAATGGGACAAAGCCGTAGCAGCCATCGAGAAACTCGCCAAACTCGAAGGCTGGGTCGGGTCCGACAGCAACATAAACATCTTCTCCGGCCTCACTGCAAGAGACATTGCCGAGGCCAAAGAGCGCATATCCAAGCAGATTGAACCTCGAAGCCCTCAAGAGATTCTCCCCAACTGAGCAGCTCGCCATTCTTGAGGCCCTAGAGGCCAAGAGAAAACAAGAGAACTTCATCAAGTACTGGGAACCACAGCCTCAACAGGCTGCGGCCCTCCCGAGGTTCACGAGCGACATTAAGATCTTCGGCTTCCTGGGCGGCAATCGCTCGGGCAAAACCGAAGTAGGCGTCTTCCTGGATGTCGCCTGGGCGCTAGGTAAAGAGTATTTCCAAGGCGAACCTGCCTGGGAATATGTCAAGGACCTCCCAATCCCCGAACCACCGAACAACATCTGGATCGTGGGGTTGGACTACGGGGTCCTGAAGAACGTCATTTGGTGGGAAAAGCTGCGCCAGGGCCGCAATCATCCCCCGTTACTCCCGAAAGATCCCCAAGTTGTCACGAAAGTCATAGATGGAGAGTTCCAAGTCCACTTCGCCAATGGGTCCATTATCACAGGCAAGAGCGCAGATTCGGGCCGTGAGAAATTCCAGGGCGCAAGCGTTGACCTCGTCCACATTGATGAAGAGTGCGAAGTTGCAGTATTTGATGAGTGTTATCAGAGAACTGCGGACTGTGCGGGAAAAATCTTACTTACGCTCACTCCGCTCGTCGATGTAGCGAGTGGCGTTAAGACGCCGTGGGTATTTGATCTCTACGAGGAAAAACAGCAAGGCAGAAAAGACGTAGAGTTCGTCAAGCTGAGCGTACTGAATAATCCGTACGTCCCTGACGAAGAGAAAACAAAGCTCCTGGAGAAATGGTCAGGACACTTTGAGGAGAAGGCAAGACTATACGGGGACTTCATCCAGAGAAGCGGGCTGGTTTATAACCTCTGGGATGAAAAGAAACATGTAGTTGATCCCTTCAAGATCCCGAGAGACTGGAGAAGGATCGTCTCCATTGATCCTGCGGCTACGGGCACAACCGCTGTCATCTGGGCCGCCGTCGAACCAGGGACCAATAACCTCTACATCTACAACGAATACTACGAGCGCGACATGGTTGTGTCTAACCATGCGAAGAATATCCTGGTTCGGAATGGATCTGATCCCATCGACATCTGGCTCATTGATCCCAAATGGGGCAGCCAGCGGAACAACGAGACTCACAAGACAGGAGCCCAGCTCTATCGGGAAAACAACATCCCCGTTCGCCTGGCGGAAGTCAAC